ATGCCAATTATTAGAAAGAATGACGTTGTTACAGAGCGTCCAGTGATTATTGTACTTTATGGTACTCCAGGTACAGGAAAGACATCTTTGGCTACTACAGCCGATAGTCCATTGCTTATTGATACAGACCGCGGCTTCGACCGTGCCGTTCAGCGTCCAGACATTGTTGTTACAGCATCACGTTGGGAAGACATCTACAATGCTGAGGTTATCGGCTCTTATGTTGTTGAGGACGGTAAGCAGGTCTGGAAACCAGGATTGATCAGTGAGTGCAAGACCATCGTTGTAGATACAGCCAAGGCTATGCTTGATGATTACCTTAATGCTTTCGCTATACAGCAGGACCCTAAGCTGGGAACTAACTCATTGAAGCGATATGGTGTGATGGGAGAATTGTTCAAGCAGTTTGTCGGCATTCTCCGTTCAAACAATTCAGACATCATCTTCATCTGTCACGACAAGGAGACACAGGAGGGAGACTACATCAAGCATTCTCCAGACTGTACAGGACAGAGTAAGGACTTGCTCATCCGTATTGCGGACCAGGTAGGTTACATCTGCAAGGAGAATGGCAATCGTGTCATCAAGTTCGAGCCACAGGACAATCGTGTTGGTAAGAATGTTGCAGACCTGCAGGATACTTGGATTCCATCTTACGGAACAGAGGAGTTTGACACTTGCATGGCAGACATCATCAAGAAGGTGAAGATAGCCATCGTGAATAAGTCAGATGCTCAGGCCAAGGCACAGGAAGCTGTGGATGATGCTCGCAAGAAACTTGCAGCCGTAGAAACGGTAGATGACGCAAACGCACTCATTGAAGTTGCACACGGACTGAATAAGATTCATCAGAAGGCGTTTATGAACCAGATGATCAAGGAGCTTGCCGCCAAAGGCATTGACTTTGACAAGAAAGGCAAGAAGTTCGTCAAGCACGAGGATGCAGCATGATGAAGCCTTTGATTAGAGTTACCCAGCTAGAGAGCTTCAGACGGTATATGTCGGGCGAATACTCTTATGTTACAGAGCAGGACGTTATAGACAATATCACTAAGAAGTTTGAGGGCAACGATTACACAAGAATAGGAACTGCCTTTCACTCCATCGTGGAGACTGGCAGTCCCCATTGCTTCAAGGAGCCGGAAGGTGTTCGTCACTTCACCTATTATAAGAAAGATAAGACAGAACCCGTTCCGAAAGGAAGAAGGTTCGTCTTTGATGAAGGTGAGGCGATTCTCGATATTCCACAATGCAAGGTAGCCTTGAAATACAGGAACGAGCATCCTGGCGCCTTTCATGAGGTTCGTGAATACAAGGATTTCGGCGATGCCGTTATCACGGGATGTGCCGATATGATTGACTTACTAAAGATAAGAGACATCAAGATTAAGTTTGGACCGGTATCAGACAAAGACTATATAGATAGTTGCCAATGGCAGTTTTACCTGGAGTTGTTTGAAGCTGATGTGTTCAAATTTGACTTGTTTGTCTTTGAGGGCTACAATAAGGATAAGCACAAGGGAGACGTGAGAGGTCTAAAGCTTACTCCTTATGAGCCAGCAATCACTTGTTACAGATACCCAGGGATGGAAGACAAGAACCATGCGTTATTGCGTGATTTCCTCAAATGGGTAGAAATGAGAGAATTATTACCATATTTACCATTAACAGAATCAGATGGCTAATACAATGACAGGAAGGGTATTGCTCATCGGAAATACCGAAGAGATACCAAGCAAGAACGGTGGAGAACCGTTCAAAAAGAGAGTGGTAGTACTGAACTGCACCCATTCGGATTTCGGACAAGTGTATGAGAACTACCCAAGTTTTGAGTTCAGCGGAAAGCATGTAGATGATCCTGCAGGCTTTGCAGTTGGCGAGATTGTTACCATATCTTTTGCTCTTCAAGGTACCAAGTATCAGAAGAGTGCAAATGATCCGGTAAAGTATTTCAATACCATTTCGGGTTACAAGATAGAAAAGTATCAGAGAGGCGCCCATACGCAGCAGCAACAGGCTCCTCCGCCATCGCAAACACAAGGAGCTCAGCCGCCTGCACAGCAGCCGGGTCAAAATGATGACTTGCCATTCTAATTATGATTTTCAATCTCAACAATGAAAAGGACAGGGCAGACTATAAGGACTATTGCAATGGTCTTTACACGGATGCCTTGAAAAGTGGAAAGGGTTTTATCGTGGAGGTGAAGAAAAAGCACCGTCCACGTTCCCTTGCCCAAAACAGCTATCTGCACGTTTGCCTTCAGTATTTCGCATCAGAGTTCGGCTACGATGAGGAATATGTGAAGTATAACATTTTCAAGCAGATAGTAAACAGAGAAATCTTTGCTAAGCAGAGAACTAACAGAAGAGGACAGCCTGTAACCTATTGGAGAAGTACGGCTGACCTTGACACAAAAGAATTAACAGACGCTATCGAGAAGTTTCGGAACTATTCAAGTATGGTTGCAGGGTTGTATATACCTGAACCTAATGAAGAAGCAGCCTTGCTTGAAGCTCAGAAACAGATAGCATTATATGAAAAGTATTTATAATTATGAAATCAGATTTGAAAAATTATGTTCCTGAGAACATTGAGTTTGTATTGGAGGACGGTGTAAAAGACATGTTCCCAATGGAGTTGGACTTTCTTGCTTTGACCAAGGAAAATCTTTGCGGAGAGAAGCCTTTGAAAAACAAGGCTGATATCCTTAAATTTGTCGGAAAGCACTTCACCGCTACATTCCCAGACAATGAGTTGGTTACCCGTTTCCTCGATGAGTTCGAGAAGAAGAACATCAGAGAGGAGTATTGCACACTCGAAGAGAATGTAGTGCCAGCTCGTAAACTGGAGTTGGAGGAGGCTTTGGAAAAAGCCAAGAAGATGAAGAAGGATGCAGAAGAGGCTTACGCTTCTGTCCTCATGGAAGTAGCTAAGTATGCAGCAGAAGTACGTCGGGGAACTGTTGATATGCGCCTTAAGTCGAAGAACGTGTTCTGTATTGCATTGGCAGGTTACTATCTCGTATATAATTGGGATGCAAATACCGAGAAGTTCTTACTCGCAAAGGCTTACGCTATCCCTGACCGCTCAGAGATTTGGGCCAATGAGGTCAAGAATCGTGAAAGCATGAAAGAGGTCTTCGGATTGGAGTTCCCAGAGGTAGAGCAGGGAAAAGAAGAGGTTCCATCAGAGCAGTCTTCAGATGATGACGATGATGATTTACCATTTGGCGAGTAATGGAATACACTCTTAGAAATTATCAAAAGCAAGCCAGTGATGCAGCCGTAAGACTGTTCACTGGCAAGGCTGATAAGAATGGACTGATTATCTTGCCTACGGGCGCAGGAAAGAGTTTGGTGATAGCAGATATCGCCTCTCGTCTGGAAGGGCCGCTATTAGTCTTTCAGCCAAGTAAAGAAATATTGCAACAGAACTTCGCCAAACTACAGAGCTATGGAATATTCGATTGCGGTTGCTATAGTGCTTCCGTGGGATGCAAGGATATAAACAGAATAACCTTTGCTACTATCGGAAGTGTCATGAACCATATGTCAGACTTCGATTGTTTCAAGAATATCATCATCGATGAATGTCATTATGTAAACTCTAAAGCTGGGCAGTACAAGCAGTTCATAGAAGCGAAGAACAGACAGGTTGTTGGATTAACAGCCACGCCATACCGTCTTGATCGTGCCGAAGGAGGTTCCATATTGAAGTTCCTCACGAGAGTCAGACCTAGAATATTTTCAAAGGTCATTTATTGTTGTCAGATTGGAGAATTGCTTTCTAAAGGTTATCTCGCAGATTTGCATTATTATGATTTGACGGCATTGGATTTAAGAAGAGTAAGAAGCAATTCCACAGGTGCAGACTATGATGAAAGAAGTCTTCTTGCAGAATATGAGCGTTGCGGATTCTACGATAAGTTATCAAACACAGTAGTCAAGGTTCTGCAGCCTAAAAGCGGAATACCAAGAAAGGGAGTACTTGTATTTACCGCTTTCACAAAGGAGGCCAGGCAGTTGGTTGATAAGCTTCAATCCATCGGGGTCAATGCCGCCATCGTAACAGGAGAAACACCTAAAAAGGAACGTGAAACCATTCTTGAAGGATTTAAGAAAAGAGAAATAAAGGTTGTTGCCAATGTTGGTGTATTGACTACGGGATTCGATTATCCAGCCTTAGACACCGTTGTTTTGGCACGCCCGACGAAATCTCTCGGGCTCTACTATCAGATGGTAGGCCGTGCAATCAGACCATTTGACGGAAAAGATGGGTGGATAGTTGACTTGTCGGGCAATTATAGTCGGTTTGGAAATGTCGCAGACCTCTTTATTAGCAGACCTCCAGGAACCACGAAATGGGCGGTGTATTCCAGAGGAACACAATTAACTAATGTTGTATTAAAATAAAAAAAGATATGTTTCCATTTTATAAGAAAAAGAAGAAATCTCCTTCTGCTCCCAAAAAGAGAAAGAAGAGTAAGCCGGATTTAGTCAAGAGGCTAGACAAGGTGTTTGCATTGTATATTCGTCTGAGAGACTGCATGCCAAGTGGTATGGGGCAATGTATCAGCTGCGGAAAGATAAAGCCGTACAGAGAGCTTGATTGCGGTCATTTCTTTGGACGTTCCAACATGGCCACCCGATTTGATGAAGATAACTGCAACGCAGAATGTATCGGGTGTAACAGAGTGAAGTCAGACCATCTTATATACTATCAGGAGAATCTAATAAAGAAGATTGGTGTTTCCCGATTTTCCACCCTTCGAGAGCGTGCCCACTCTATCAAGAAATGGGATGACGACGAGTTAGAGAAAATGATCAAGTATTACACAAATGAAGTAAAAAGATTGAGTCATGAAAAAGGTATTTCTGTTAATCTGTAAAAAATATAAGTCCCCAGTGTTTCGCAACACCGAGGACTTGAACCAATTAAAATCCTATAAAGATTATACTTTAAAGGGATTTGTTTGCAAAGGTAATGAATTATTTTCAAATTGCCAAACAAACCTCACAAAAAAAAGCCCGCTCACCAGCAGGCTAAAGAGAAAACCACCATATAATATTCTTTACAAATATACATGGAAGAAACTTATTGCAAAGGTACAATAAAATATCGAAATATCCAAATATATATCTGGATATATTTTGGTGTTTTTGAATATTTAACTTAATTATTTTGCATATATCAAGATAAATTAGTACTTTTGCCTTAAGAGAAAGCCGAATATAAATCATAAAAATAATACACAATATGGAATTAACAGAATATCTTAAAAAAATTAAAGGAAGTGAGGGTTACAGAATATTCTTGACAGGCCTGAACAAACAGTTCAAGTCAGCAGGGGTGCTGTATCGTGAGTTTAAGATTTTGGAGAGAATGACAACTATCGCTTTAAAGATTATTCATTTTGTTCATAGCTTTACCCCCAAACAGCACAGAGTCGTTTACGGCAAGTTACAAACCGAAGTTGCTTCTTTGGCTGATTGTATCAATCGAGGAAGAGTTTGCTTTATCAAGAATGAGGACTTGAACCAATTATGAAAATAGTCGATTACTCTAAGCTATTGAAATCCTTTTGGGAAAAGAGGTTAGTTTGCACGCTGACAAGTTGCGAGGCAGATATGTATTATTATTTGCTGAAACAATGCGACTTGGGTAACTGGGCAAACCCATTCAAATTGCCGACGAAGAAGTGCGAGATAGAACTCGACTTCACTAGGAAAACAATTAGTAGTGTTAGAAACTCTTTGCAGCAGAAAGGATTCATTAATTTTAAGCCAAGCAAGGTGCGTGGCGAAATTGCTGAGTATGAGATTATTGGACTAAATGCGTTTATTACAGAAACGCAAAGTGAAACGCAAATGGGTACGCAAAGTGAAACGCAAATAGAAACGCAAACTGGTACACAAACGGAAACGCAAAAAGAAAAAACAAAAGAAAATTCCCCCCATACCCCCATAAAAGAAAATAAAAAAGAAAATCTAAAAGAGACTGCTGACGCAGTAGAGAAAGCCGAGCTTTCTCTCTTCACGTCAATCTCAGAAAGACGAACTGAATTTACAGAAAGACTCAAACCCTATGTTTCAAAATACGGGCAAAAGTTAATCGATGATTTCGCTGCTTATTGGACTGGGGCTGGCAAAGACGATACTCGTATGAGATTCGAGAAAGAGAATAAGTTTAGTTTGGCGGGGCGGCTTGCCACTTGGAGCAAGAACGAATTGCGTTTCAAGGGGAACACAGTTCTATCCGTAGAGCAAAAAGAAAGGCAATATGAGATAGATTGGCAACGTGTTATTAGATGGTTCAATAAACTTGGCTTGGTAGAGGTAAAATGTTTGACCGATAAACGTAAATTAGCCTACATTTCGATGTACGAGGCTCACGGAAAAGAAGGGTTAGTTGCGTTTTCTGATAACGTAAAATCCTCTGATTACCTGCTTGGCAAAACAGGAAGAGGCCCGAAGAGGGACTTCGATTACGTATTCGAAGAAAAGAACTTCGTGAAAATCATCGAAGGTAGTTTTGAAAACTTTAAAAGCGCAAAAGAAAATGAAAAGAACATTAGAACAGGATGGAAAGCTCCAGAGCACAAAGATACATCAGCGTATCGGGAGGGGTTTAGAGTTACCCCTTGAAAACAAGGAGGCCAAGAATCTTCTATACTCATTCTACAAGCGAGAGGTAGAGAAGCGTAAACGGCAGTTTGTTTTCACAAGTGAACTTAAAGGAGCTATGTCGAAGATAGGAGATTTTCTTACAACAGAGACAAACTTCTACGGTTTATTCATGCCGGGTAGCATAGGAAATGGAAAAACCACTATGCTAAAGGCTATCAGAGATTTGTTAGTCTATTTGGTGGAAACCAACAAGATCAGCTATTGTGAGGGAGACAAATATCCTCATTTCATCAAAGCTACAGACATGGCAAATATGATTATCGAAGACAGGAACGAATTTCGCATAATAAAAAACACCAAGTTCTTGTTGATAGATGACTTGGGTGCAGAGCCGACAGAGCTTATTACCTATGGAATGCCATACAGACCATTTGATGAGCTTTTGGACTATCGCTACGAGCTGTTGCTTCCTACCATTATCAGTTCAAACCTAACAGCAACTGATATTGGGCAGAAATACAATGACCCAAGAATCGTAGATAGAATGCATGAAATGTTTGACATTTTAAGTTTCGAGGAGGTATCTTTCAGATGAGTTTAACACAATCACCATTTCAGGGCCAGCCATTAATCAACGACACAAAGGCCGAACAATATGTAATTGGCAGTATGCTTACTGACCCTACCGCTTATACGATCGTAAGCCAATATCTTGACGAAGAGTGTTTTTATGACCCCATCTGTAAGGATTCCTGGAAAGCAATCGACACTATAGGAAAACGGGGTGTGCCTATAGATATAATATCAGTTTCCTCCGAATTAGCAAAAGAGAAATCATCCGTTTCTCCAATAGACTTGATGAACATTTCGTCTCAAGTAGCATCATCTTCTCACGCAGAATTTCATGCCATAAGACTGCAAGATTTGGGTAGGAGAAGAAAACTATGGGTTGTTGGCCAGCAACTTTCAAGGGTAGGCCTATCTGAGGATATACCAACATCCGATGCTCATCAAGAAGCTATTGAAAGCATAGGGAGGGTTTTCGAGAAGGCAGACGGAGTATTCACACTCAACGATGCTATGAATAGCCTTAACGATATAATGATAAAAAATGCTACCGTTGGAGGTGTTACCACAGGAACAAAAACAGGCATGGATAGATTTGACGAGAAGGGAGGACTACAGAAATCTGACTTAATTATCATAGCTGGTGAAACCTCACAAGGTAAGACCTCACTCGCGCTTTGCATGACACGAAACGCCATTGAGAATAGAGCAAAGGTTGCTTTCTACTCTATGGAAATGACGAAGGAGCAGCTTACCGCACGTCTTCTTTCTGCCAAAACAAATATTCCGGCCAACAACATTCTTTATTCTGGCAGTTTAGCACCAAGTGAGATAAAAATGATAGACGATGCCAGAGGGAAGCTACCTGGAGAGAACTTGTTTTTTGATGACAAGAGTACTTCGAATATAGACTCTATTTTGCTTTCTATCCGAATGCTTAAAATGCAAAAGGATATTGACGGAGCTGTTATTGATTACTTGCAAATACTTAATGTGAATTCAAAAAGCACAAGCTTCAGTAGAGAGCAGGCTATGGGTGATGCCGCACGAAGATTCAAGAACCTTGCAAAGGAACTGAACATATGGATCATCGCCCTAAGTCAGTTGTCTAGAGATAGCAACTGTCCCGAGCCGAACTTGAACCGACTGCGCGATAGTGGACAGATAGGAGAAGCTGCAGATGTTGTCATCCTAGTCTATCGAGCAGAGTATTACAACAGAGCGTACCCTGCCCCATTCGACAATAAGGACGACTACCCTACTGACGGAACGGCTATGATAGACGTTGCAAAGGGACGCAATATCGGAACATTCAAATTCTTTATGGGATTCAATAAAAATACGACAAATTTTTTCAAGACGAATTTAATCAACGAGGATGTACAGGTACCTTTTGAAAAGCCAGAAGAAGCGGATGCACCATTCTGATAATCAGAGAGTTACAAAGCACAGTGATTTAGTATTTTTAACTAAAATATCTATTAGTATATTTGCATATATCAAATAATTTTCGTACCTTTGCATATAGATAAAAGGTAGTACTTTTGATTAATCAGAGCCTACCAAGAACATAAGTTGAACCAATTAAAATTATAAAGATTATGAAACAGTTAGGTTATTTAGATACACCTTGCTTGTCTCCTTCAGAAAAGGAGCAGCTGCAGGAAGACTTGAAAGGTATGGCAGTATGCTTGAATACACCTTATGGCTTCAAAGCTTTTGGAGATATAGATAGTGACCTTGATCCAGACTATGATTTGGAAGATTATGAGGAAGACCCATATTTCAATATGCTCAAAAAACAATACATGCTAATTAAGTTTGTTGAAAGCGAGTGTACTCGAAAGTTTGGAGATGGTTTAATTAGTTTTTATGATATTCAGGACTATCTCGAAACAGTAGATGATTGGAGAGTGTTGGATGAAAGTCATATAGAATTAATATACAAATTTAAGTTTAACAAATAGAAAGGGAATGATTATGAGAAATTCAAATTTCAATCTTATAAAGTCTTTGGGCTATGTTGTAGTGTTGGCAAGTATGGCTTCGCACTCTGTACCGCACGAATATTGGCAAAACACAGAAGACGGACTTCTGTATGGTCATGTTGGTGACAGTGAAGAAGAACACAAACTTTTAATGATGGAAGGTGCTGTATGAGATATTGTATCGAAAGAATTTGCCCCACAGGTGATGTTTCCGAAAAGTTTGGAGACTACTCCGATGAAAAGGAAGCTAACAGAAACGCAGAGCTACTAAACACAGTAGATCCATTTAATTACTATAAAGTAAAGAAAGAAGCATGAAATACCAAGAGTTCAAGAAAAAGCAGCAGGATGAATTTGACAAGCTGCCTATGAAGGCTACATTCGTAGGCAAGCATACTCTTCCATATGTAGTAGATGTCACATTAGAAAAGAGATAGCTATGTTAGTAAAGGAAATGGTACAATACACGAGAACGGCAGACATGGAAGAGCTCTATCTGATGCTCAATAATGATTCAGTTGCCTATGACCTTTGGCACGATTATGCTGAAAAGTATGCCCTGAAGATGGTAAATGGCGAGGCGGTAATGATGGAGAATGTCGCCCATGTGATGATTGCAAGAATCATCCAATCTTGCGATAGATTGCTAAACTGGCGCAGAAAGATGATTACTGATGATCTAAATATAACCAAAGAGCAGAAAGAGATTGTTGCGTGGCAGTGGTTCTATAATAGTATGATGGATTTATGTACTTATTATAAAGGTAGGCAAAAGTAAGGTTTAACATGACGGGTATTAAGGACACCCACAAGTTAGATACCTTATTCTTATCTGGCAGCCGGAAAGACGGCAGCCTACCTTCTAACAAAAATATACAATTATGAAGAATATTTATCATATACATCAGTCTTCCAATTCCTATTGGGATAGCCGTTGGACTGACACAGATTATTATCTTTGCGACAGCGAGGAAGAGTATCAGCAGAAATTGGCTGAATACACCGAGAAGCGTAAGCAGATTGAGAAGGATTTTAAAGAGAATCCAACAGAGCACAATAAGTATTGCGCATTGTTCTTACAGCTCAGCAAGGAGCAAAAGGTGCATGCCAGCGAATACTACTACGCACATGAATGGTGTGGCAAAGAGTTCGATGCTTTCGGTTTCTGCTGGAGTGAGAGGTTGGAGAGAAGCACGCATTACAAGTACTTCTTGAAGCCGGGGTCTGTAACTAATGAAAGCGTAAGTTCTGCCGTTGGCAGATTTACAGGATATGGAAGTTAAACTAAATAAGATTGGAGGTGAAACATGTAGAATGAAGTAAACATCGTTAAACAAAACAATGGTCGGGATTTACTACTATTAATACATAATATAATATTTATCTGGCAGCTCGGAAAGACGGCACCCGACCTTTAAAATTTAATCAGTATGGAAATAGAAGAATTAATAAAAATAGCAGAGTCTGATTCCTGGTCTGTTACCGAAGAGGAATACTCAAATGGAAAAGGATTACTCTTTTCAAAATATTCACCTGCAGGTCAAGACTTTTCAATATCAACCGGACCATTTGAAAGTGCGGAAGAATTGATCAACAGCATTCACCAAAGTTACGTAGAATATGATGTTGACAGTGAAGCATATTTATGGTTGGACAACGAGGGCCATGGAAAGAATGGCGCACCATATCGCATGAGGGATGTACTGGAAGATATGGAGGCTTGCGAGAAGATGATTTACGACTTATTTATTTTGTTATCTAGAAGGTTATGAAAAGAAGTGAATTATTTATAGCTTGCGCCAACAATTACGATTGTAAGTCAGATTGCGACAACTGTGATTTATATCTTCGTTATCGGGAAGAAAAGGGGGATTAACTATGAGCAAAGAAAGTATTATTAAGGTTGGTCGGTTCGATAAAGCATCAGACTATCCGATCGGTCAGAAACTTATTATAAACGGAAGAACCTGTGTAGTAACAAAACATGGAGATTGTGCTGATTGTTTTGTCGGCGTGCCGAACATACAACGTCGGGACACAGATGTTATCTGTAAAGACTTAGCTTGCACAGCGGTTGAAAGAAAAGATAAAACGAGTGTTCATTTCAAAGAAATTTAATTATGACGGTGTACTTGATTTATAAAGAAGATGCTTGGCATTCAAAGGGAAGTGGCAAATTGCTTAGAGTAGCCGATAATCTTGAGAAATGCTACGCAACCGCTGAGGCTAACGGAGCTTCGGAAGACCAGATTAGAGATTTGCGCAATATCGGGCAAAGTCAATGTAGCGGCAAAAGCTACGAGTTTAACATTGAAACATGGGAGGTTACATAATGAAATTTAAAGTTCATATAGAGGAAACGTTAAGTAAAGACGTTATCGTGGATGCAGAAACGAGACAAGATGCTCGTGCCATGATAGAAGAGAAAATCGAGAATGAGGAGATCGTTCTTTCTGCTGATGATTTCACTGGTTGCAGAATTATTGAAGTTATGAAGGAAAATGAATATTAAGACAACAAAGACAGAGTACAAGGAGCTGCTTAAAGTGTTAGAACAATCTGCCAACTTTGTTACAGACAAGGCTACAAGAGCCAGAGAGCTTGATATGGCGAGAAGGCTTACAAGATCAAGGTTATTACTGGAGAAAAGAAATGGCAGTTTTGAAGGAGAAGGCAGCGATAGTCATTAATGGCATCGTGTATGTAGCGGAACCAATGGATGATTGCGAGGATTGTGCGTTTTGTACGGGCTTGGCACAATGCAGCGTAGATTTCATTTGCATCTCTATGAGAGAAGCATTCCGCAAGGGGTTTAGAAACAAGCCCATCGGTTTCAAAAAATGGAAAGGTTATGAAAGGAACAGAAACATTCAAGAAGGTAATCAAGGCATATCTTGACAAACGAGCAGCAGAGGACGAACTGTTCGCAAAGGATTACGCCAAGCCGAATAAGAATATCGATGACTGCTGCGACTTTATCATCTCAGAGGTCAAGAAATCCGGAAGACAAGGGTTTGATGATGATGAGATTTATGGTCTTGCGGTTCATTATTATAATGAAGAAGAGGTTTCATTCAGCAAGAATATAAATTGCACCATCGTTACAAACCTCTCAGACCAAACCAAGGAGAGTTTGGAGAAGAAGGCAGAGGAGGAGTTCAAGCAAGCTAAGATTATGGAGCTCAAAAAGAAGGAGTCTGCAGAGAAGGAGCGCTTGAAGAAGAAAGCCGAGGCCAAGAGAAAGAAGGATGCCGAGGTTGGGCAGTTGAGTTTGTTTGATTTTTAATTATGTGAGTTATGAAACCAAGAAATAAGATAGAGCGTGAAGTCGTCAAACTATCCGTTAGAATACCAGAGTTATCTGACAAACAACGTCAGTGGGCCATCAAAACTTGTATTTCAGAAGACGTCGCTTATAAGTATAGAGACAGATTTTCAAGAGGGTGTTTTTATCTTGTATGTACTTTCAAAGGATGGCAAGTTCTCAGATATTTTCAGATAAGAGCAAAGTTTCGGTTTCATAAGATTGTTAAAGAAAAAATCTACTTCAAGGAGTGTATGCAACAATGGATGAAAGACGGGAAATACGTCTTCCTTGCCAGACAGAGGATTAACGGATATTTCACAGACGCTTTTACTTCAAGCGGGAATTTGGAAGTGAGAACACATACTGTATGGGGCTACCTTGGCGACCCACGCGAACTTGGATTTGATGGAGTATATTATGCCTCGGTTCAAGACAAGTATAAGTATGCTCTCAGAGACTTCAAGAAAAAAATTTCATGTGATGAAATCTTTCGTTCTGTTAATGCTAACACGTACAATGAAACCCTCATGAGACGAGATGTTGATATGTGGAAAATGTGCAAGTATCACGAAGCAGTCTTTGACAAAGGAAAAATGTCAGCTATTAAGATTGTAGTCAGACACGGAAAGGCAGAATATCTTTATGACAGCTTATGGTGGGATATGCTCGACAGTATCATATATCTTAAGAAAGATGTACGCAACCCTTCAATAGTTTGCCCGCAGAATCTTCACGATGCACACGACAAGTGGCTTAAGGCTGCAGACAACAAGAAAAAGAAGATGGAGGACAGAATGACTAAACTGCGCTTGATTGTTGAAGAAAAAATGCAACTCAGGTACCTGGAGCAAGCAGCTAAAGCCGAAGAGGAGAATAAGAAAAAGGCAGAAGCAATGGCTAATGTTTATGTTGCCAGAAGAAAACAGTTCTTTGATATAGACATTAAGGAAGGTGCTATAGATATACAGGTTCTTAAGTCCGTTCAGGAGTTTTTCGAAGAGGGTAAGGAAATGGGGCACTGTGTTTTCAGAAACGGATATTACGATGTGAATAGAATGCCTAACTGTCTCATACTTTCCGCTAAAGTGAACGGACAGCGTATGGAAACGATTGAGGTTAATCTGGCCGATGTTACCGTAGTACAATGCCAGGGACATGGAAACATAAACTCAGCTTTCCACGATACTATTCTAAAACTCATCAACGACAATCTATGGCAGATAAAGTCAAGACTTTCTGACAGAAAAAGCAGAATAGCCTGATTTTAGTATTTTTGGCTAAAAATCTTTCTTGTTATATTTGCATATATCAAATAATTTTCGTACCTTTGCGTATAAGAAGAGCCTATTTTATGGTGTTTTAGGCTATCAAGCCTGCATATATTCATGTTTTTATGTTAAAATATAGTTAATTTTAGATTTTAAGTATTTAATCATCAAATATTTTATTTAAATTTGCAGCAATGGAATACGATTACAGTAAGCTCAGAGAGTACATCAAGCGTTGTAAGTGGCAATGGGCTACTTCTATGATAGACGTTCCTCACGAGTATATCCACAGAGACAAATGCGCTTTGACACGTGATGAATTCTATTACTTCGTCAGCGCACAAAGAGACAATGGAGTCCACGAAAGATGGGGAAAGTATAATTTCCCTTACCTTTACATTGACGGTTATAAGTATTGGACGATGGGTGACCCATTCGAGACTACTTGGATTTTGAACAGACAGAAGGTTTTCAACGAGTTCGATTTCCTTGAGTGGCCAATACCGCGAATCTATTCGAACCAGGAGATGGACGTGATGGCAAGATCTATCATGTTCACGTTCAAGAACAGAAGATTTTTCGAGGCAGGCATCGGAAACGGAGACTTCGTCGCCTACACCAAGATAAAACCGGAAATGTATTATGGAGTTGATCCTAGCAAGAAAGCAATCAAGCAGTTCAGGGATAAGACCTCTGGTTTTTTCCGAAGATGTTCTACTATTTCTTTTGAGGAGGCGATAAAGAAATGGATGTCGGCAGACAGCGTTGTGGTTGCTCTTTTCGGTACAGCTTCCTACTTCATGCCTCAGTATCTCCGTAAACTGGGCGAGAGTGGTCTGGATTATTGCCTTATGTTCTACAAGGATGACTACACCCCTGCAGAGTTCGAGGAAATGCACCATTTCACCTACGACAGAATGCAGCTGAAATCAATGTTCCCGAATTGTAACATATACAATCACAAGAATTTCATAACCATTTCAAGTAAAAAAATCATCTGGCAACAGACGACATTAGAAAATGAAATATTCCCAGTATGATAAAATAGCAAGTAAGTACGACACTTTGTTTCGTGATGAAATGAGTCTCGTTGAGAACCACGAGGTGGGGGAAAATCTCCCACCTCTCAGTGGTTCAATTCTAGACATCGGATGCGGAACCGGCTTACTTACAGAGATTGCAGAAATCGACCCGCAGGAATACTTAGGAGTTGATCCTAGTAAAGGAATGTTGGAGCAGTTCATTAACAAACACCCTGAATATAAGGAAAGGGTAGTCTGCGAGCCTTTCGACGGTAAAAACCTGGACTGCAAGAATTTTGATAACATTGTAGCTTTGTTCGGCTCTCCATCTTATCTTTCGCGGTATGCTGTTCTTTCAATATCACGGTGTAAAGCCCGAAAGTTCTTGATGTTTTACAAGGAGACGTATCACCCCGTCACTTACGAGAAATGCGATGTAGAATTTAGGCATTTCTTCTATTCCAAGAAGGTCTTGTGCAGTCTTTTCGGTGAAGAAAACGTATCAGAGTATCACAATTATTTAATAGTAAATTGCGTATGACATCACAGAAAGGTTTGCGTTATGATGGCAGTATTGATAAATACCCCATCACAGAAGGCGAGATTTACAGTTTAGGCAATGGTAGCAAGATTACCATTGCCGATATTACTTTGGGGCTTCCAGAGTTTTCAAAGAATGCCGACTGCGTATTCATCGACCCAGCAGGAAGCAAAGGAGTCCTCAAAGCGTATTACACCAAGGCGGAGAAGCAATGCCCAGTTGACAATTTTGATGAGTTCGTTGCCCACATCAAGAGGTGCATCGAGCAGATTAATCCGGACAGACTATTCGTCGAGTGCTTCTACAGAAATAAGAAGCAGTTGGTTCCTATGGTAGAATCGTTATTCCCTCATGTAAAAATCTACGAGAACACCTATTATCATAAGCCAGATTGCAAGTGTTGGATTATCCAAGGCTCCAAGCAGGCAGAAGACTGGGGACTCCAGGGAATGGATGAATGGGATGCGGTGTTCAAGATTTGTAAGGATGTTCCGTTCAGCTCTATCACAGACTTCTTCATGGGTCAAGGACTTGTTGCCCAAGCAGCCTATGCTGCTGGCAAGGTTTTCTATGGTAGCGATATGAACAGAAATCGTTTGGCTGTAGCCATCAGCAAGGTTGCCAAGCGAGGTGGAGAATGGACAGTAACTAAATAATTACGCATATGATTAAACTCTCTCAGATTATCATCCTCAATGTTCCGAAGCGAGAACGTGAGGGTAACTACCTTAAGAAGTTGATAGAGACCAGCACGAAGCCCTATGGCATTCCTGTCAGTATCTCTATGGACCGAGGTAAGGGTCTTTGGGATAATTATTCCCAAGCGTTGACGCAAGAGGTTGCGGAAGGAACCCATCGTATGATTATCCATGATGACATTACCTTCGACCGTAACATTCTTGCCAAGATTTTACATATTCTCTCTTTTGCTCCAGAAAACAACGTTATCAGTTTCTACAATCCAACAAATGGTGACTATACTGATTGTTACGCAAAGGGCAAGCACGTTATCTCTACAAAGACAAACTTCTGGCTGCAGGCAAGCGTATATCCAAACGACCTTGCCAAGGATTTTGTTGAAACATCAAACAAGATGACGGATGATCAGACACGTTATGATGATTCGCGTCTTAAGGCATACCTTCAGGCAAAGGGTATCGACCTTTACGCCATCGTTCCCGGTCTGGTTCAGCATTTCGGTGCATACAGAAGCACGTTCAACAATCCAGGCGCAGTAGGTGGCATTCCTCGAAACAGCAAGACCTACGACAACCAGTTTGATGTAGAGTCTGTAGATTGGGAGAGTGAGTTCAAGAATCCTTATTTGGCTAAGTCAAGCAAGGATTGGGTTAAGGAAATAGTAAACAAGGAATTTCTCGATGAATACAAAAAACTCTAAGGAAAATCTAGCCTTGAAATTGGCGAAGGACAATATCGAGGTTGAGCAGGTGAAGCCGCTGCATATAGAATACGTTAAGGTTGACGACATTTATCCGAATGACTATAACCCTAATACGCATGATGCAGACAGTTTTGACCTTCTCATCAAATCGTTGCTCTATTTCGGATTTACTCAGCCTATCGTTGTCAACCGCTCGACGATGCAGATCGTGGACGGAGAGAACAGATACCGTGCCGCCTGCGTCATTGGATACGAGATGGTTCCTGTATGCTTTGTTGATTTTGACGAAGAGAAGTTGAGATATGCAACAATCATGCACAATGCCGCTCGCGGTCACAACAACAATGAAATGATGGGCAGACTTAAGGATTACCTTGACACCCATTTCAGCAATTCCAGCGACAAGGTATTATTAAACAATAGAAATAAGAAATGATATTTTACAGTGACAAAAACGTTTATGAGGCAGCTCTTGAAAGATTCAGATACATCTTTCGGGAGTTTTATGGTAAGCGTAAGATTGTCGTGACGATGTCGGGAGGAAAGGACTCTACCGTGGTTCTCAACCTTGCTCACGAGGTTATGAAGGAGATGGGAATTGAAAAGATTCCCGTCCTCTTCCTAGACCAAGAGGCAGAGACTCCAATGACTATCGAGTATATACGATACATCATGCACTTGCCGTGGGTTGAGCCATATTGGATTCAGTCATACTTCCAGGAATGGAATGCCTCAAAGGGAGAATGGTTCAATGTATGGGGGCCTGGAGAAAAATGGATTCGTGAGAAGGAACCAGATTCTTATGGAGATTTGGAAATCCCTCACAATCAGTATTTCTCCAAGACCCTCGATCAGGTACACAGAATGCTCTTTGGCAAAGACTACCTAACTTTGGGCGGTGTCCGTATCGAGGAATCGCCGGCACGTTTGTCTGGTCTTACTAGAGGTGAGTGTCTTCCTGGCATAACATGGGGAGGTGGTGGCGGATATTATAAAGACGGCACACCGAGAAGTCTGGTGCTCTACCCTATTTGGGATTGGAAGGTTCATGATGTATGGTATTACATCTTTAGCAACAAGCTTCCGTACTGCAAGCTCTATAACTATCAGTTCACGCAGAAGCCACTCAGAGCGTGCCGAGTTAGTTCCCTCATCCATGAGCAGGCTATCCGCGACTTAGGTTTCATCAAGGAGGTTGATCCATGGTTCTACGACAAGCTGGTGCGAAGAGTGGCAAACGTCAATACATCTGTACACGTCTTTAACGAAGTGGCAACATACTGCTACAACTTGCCACCTTATTTCAAGGATTGGGATGAATACGTTGATTATCTCGCAGACAATCTTTGTGAAGACAAGAAGAATGCGGAGACTATCAAGAAAGGCTACCGTTCCGCCAAGAAGAGAAATGTAGCTAAAGCCGGTCATTGCCAGGAGTGTATTGATTATGTCATACATCAGATTGGCTATACAAGCACCGTCTGCGTCATTGCGGAAGATTTCGGCATGAAGCGCATTCAGAGTGTAGAGCGTTCTTTGCGTCAGTATTTGAGCGACAATTATGTTAAAATAGAAAAAGCTAATAAGGAATATGAATCTTCAAGAGAACATCAAGAAGGAGTTTGATGCTGCCAAGGATAAGGTGCAGTTTTTGAACGACCTCAGAAAGTATATCAGTTCCTTATCTCCGGAGAAAGTCAACCCAGTAGATTGCGTGCTTTGGGTTGACAAGGATATGGTTGTAGCCAACAACTACAACCCTAACCACGTAGCAGATAAGGAAATGCGTCTTCTCTATACATCTGTGAGGGAAGACGGTTACACAATGCCTATCGTTACCATTTGGGACGAGAAGCTGCAGAAGTATGTAATCATCGACGGTTTCCACAGAAACCTCGTTATTCGCAAGTTTGCGGACATCAATGAGCGATGTGGCGGAAAGCTGCCGATTGTAGTCCTAGACAAGGACATTGACCAGCGTATGGCATCAACCGTAAGACACAATCGTGCCCGTGGAAGTCACTCTGTCGATGGAATGGTAAACATCGTTTTCAATATGCTCAGAGATGGTGTGTCTGAGCGTGAGATTTGCGAAAAGGTAGGTCTGGAGCAGAAAGAGCTTGTAAAGCTTAAGTTTGTTACCGGTTTTGCCAAGATTTTCAAGAACTATAAGTATAATGCGGCTATCGAAAAGGTTGTCGACGAGAGACGCGTAGCAAGAGAGACAGCCAAGAAGAAGGAGGATAAGAAATGAAAGTAAAGGTAGTTAAACTCAGTGAAATCTTTCCTTACTATGACAACCCTCGTGACAATACGAATGCGGTTGAGCCTACGAAGGAGAGTATCAAGCGTTTTGGATACGTTAAGCCTATCCTCGTTGATAAGGCAGGTGTAATCATTGCCGGTCACACAAGATATGTGGCTGCTTACCAGTTGGGCATGGAGTTCGTACCTGTCGTTTACTCGGATATGGACGACGAAATGGCAAAGAAGTACCGCATCCTCGATAACAAGCTGGCAGAGAAATCTTCCTTTGATGAAGACCAGCTTTTGGAGGAATTGCGCAACATGGAGGTTCCTACCGATATGCAGGCATTCTTCTTTGAGGACATCAATCAGATGCTCAACTTCTCTCTCGACAGCATCAACCAGCAGGCAGAAGAGTATGGTGGCTTCCAGGAAGACTATTCTCAGGTTGATGATGAGAACTTCGAGGCTCCATCAAATGAAGAGGCTGGCGAAAGCGAGGAAGCTCCTTCGGATGAGGAGGAAGACCCTGCCAAGGATTTATTCGTTCTCAAAGAGCGCGAGGACGGTTCACATTATATGAAGGTCGTTTGCCCATATTGCGGAAATATGGAAACAATAGAAATTGAGGATTAACAGGTATGGAAGAGATTAAGATTAATGACAAGGTAATTGAGTTACCTATTGACAGTATCGTGCCTCATGACGGTTCGCACAAGACCGACGAGACGGCAGTACAGGCAATCATGCAGTCCATCAAGGATTTCGGCATCACTCAGCCTATTTCCGTTGACAAGAACAACGTAATTGTAACAGGTAACGGTGTGTATAAGGCAGCTAAGGCATTGGGAATGGATAAGGTTCCCTGCATTCGTCTTGACTATCTGACTGATGAGCAGATTAAGCAGTATAGAATCGCTGATGACAAGACGTCCGAGTTCGCCACTTGGAACGAGAAGAAGCTTCGCAAGGAGCTCTCCTATCTCGGTGATCCTAACAGCATTCAGTTTGCTTTCGATGAGAGCATTGCCGGTATGCTTGGACTCAATGCTAAGCCAAAGGAACAGAAACCTGCGGCCGCACCTTCCAAGGCTGAGACTAACCATACGGCTAAGAAGGTCGTAACCGAAGCCCAGAAGGACCAGAAGTTCAAGGAGGAAATGAAGGGCGTTGAGGAGAATATCCAGGTCAAGCCTTCAGAGTATTATGAGTATCATTGTTCCGCTTGCGGTAAACTGGTAAAAGTTAAGAAGCCATGACAGATGAATCATCACAGCCGAAAGTAAAGTCTTTCGTACATAGAATTCCCAATCCTGTTGGAAGACCATACAAGATTAAGTCTTCTCAGGAATTATGGGATAAGTTTGTAGCTTACTGTGATGATGTTGAAAACGACCCTTGGCAGCAAAAGACTGGTAGCAATTCCATTGCAGGTGGCAGTGGAAAATCCACAAATTCCATGAGACAAGAGGTAAGGGTTTTCAGAAGAGCCTATACCCTTGTCGGATTTTGTGCTTTCTGTGGCATCGTTCAGAAATGGGCGGATTTCAAGAGAGGTAATCTTAAGAGACCAGGCTTTGAGCAGGTGATAACACAGATTGAGAATGTCGTGATGGCCCAGCAGATTGATGGCGCCATGCTTCATCAGTTTGATTCCAGCATTGTTGCAAGGCTCAACGGATTGGCAGACAAGCATATTCAAGAAGTAACAGGCAAGGATGGTGAGGACTTCAAGTTCCCTAAACTATCCTTGGATGATATTAAAGAATTACAGAAGATAAATGGACTTTGAGAAACAACGTTTTCTCCATAAGCAGTTAGTGGCTTCATCCCTACTGCAATTCACTACCAAGATGTTCGCCTATACTGCCCGACGTGAGTATGTTATAGGCGAACATCATAGGATTATATGTGATGCGCTCATGGATGTTATAAGAGGAAAGACGAATAAGCTGATTATCAACATCAGCCCACGTTATGGAAAGACCCTCTTGTGCTCACAGATGTTCATCGCATATGGTCTTGCGCTGAACCCTGCTTCAAAGTTTCTACATATATCTTATTCCGGAAGTCTCGTCCAAGACAACTCAATGGCGGTCAAGGACACGATAACTTCCGCATATTTCCAAACATTATTTCCGAATGTCAAAATCCGAAAGAACGATAACACAAGATCAAAATGGAGCACAACGGCAGGTGGTGGTGAGTATGCTACATCTACCTTGGGTCAGATCACAGGTTTTGGTGCAGGTCAGCCAGACTGGACCGAAGAAGACATAAAGAACATGGATAAGTTCATGGCTACGTTCAACCCTGGTCACTTTTCGGGAGCCATAGTTATCGATGACCCTTTACGACCAGATGATGCCTTGTCTGATAATGTAAGAGAGTCTATCAACAGACGCTTCGAGACAACCATCCGTAACCGTGTAAACTCGCGTCACACGCCAATTATCATCGTCATGCAAAGATTGCACGAGCACGATTTGTGCGGTTACCTTCAAGAGATTGAGCCAAATGAGTGGAAGGTTGTTTCCCTCCCGGTAATACAGACAGACGAGGACGGAAAGGAGCGAGCATTGTGGCCATGGAAGCATACACTGGAAGAGCTGTATAAAATCAAGCATGCCAGCGAGTTCGTATTTGAGACACAGTACATGCAGAACCCTACCCCTATGGAAGGTCTTATGTACCATGCCTTCAGAACATACGACGAGCTGCCGGACAGAAGGTATGCAAGAATGATTGGCAACTACACCGACTCGGCAGATACTGGTTTCGACTTCCTTTGCTCTATATGCTTCGATGCACATGATGACGGTTACTATGTTACCGATGTTCTATACACTAAGCGACCGATGGAATACACGGAGCCAGCGCAAGCCAATATGGTTAAGCGTAATCAGACAGACGTGTGCTTCGTCGAGAGTAACAACGGTGGACGCTCTTATGCCCGCAATGTTGAGCGCATAACAAGGGAACACGGAAACAGAATCACCCAGTTCGTAACGTTCACGCAATCGAAGAACAAACAGATTAGAATTTTCACTCGCTCCAGCGAGGTAAATAATAAATTAGTATTCCCTTCTAATTGGGAGCAGTTGTGGCCGGAGTTTGCCCACGACATGAAATCCTACAGAAAGGAAGGATATAACGCCCACGATGATGCGCCGGACGCTTGTACGGGCATCATAGAGAAGTGCGAGGAGTGGCTTAACAATGCTACCGATGCACAGCTCAGGCAAGGAGGATTCTTGTAATTTCATATTTTTTAACTATGCTCGTAAGGCGTTTGCTCGTGAGAGTAAGCGCCTTAACTATTTGAATATCAATCTATTGTAATTTAGTATTTTTAACTAAAATAATTATTAGTATATTTGCATATATCAGATAATTTTCGTATCTTTGCATATAGATAAAAGGGTAGTACTTTTGACTATTCAGAGCCTACCTTACAAGTTGAACCAATTAAAATTATAAAGATTATGAAGACAATTAAAGTTACCAATGCTCCAAAGTCAATGATTATGGTACTCGTTGAGAATGACAATAGATTCGTTTTTAACAGCGGTGACATATTTATTATGGGAACGAGCAACGTAGAGAAGTTCAAGAAATACATAAAAACAAAAGGCATATCTTCCTCTGAGATTGAGAGCCTCTCCTACGAAGTCGTTGAGATTGACGATGTAAGTGATTTGTATAATTTCTAACCAATTAAAAATAAAGATTATGGGTACTTTGTTAGTTACATTCTACAAGGAAGCGTTTCACGGTATGGGTGACAAGACCTTAGAAAAGGTTGTGTTCGAACATAAAAAGGACGCGAACAAGTGTGATTATGAGAACATGACAGACGCTTACGACATTGCTGTAAGCAGAGGCCACAACCCTGGTAAGAACATTTCAATAAAGGAGGTTTAGCTATGGACAGTGTTTTTGAAACAAAGCTTCTCAAATACAAGAAGCACATCATCCAGGTTTTTGAGGATATGTTTGGGCAGAGATACGTTTACATAGACGGTATCACACAGGCATATTCAGTCAATAACGCTAAAAGAATGATTAGCCTATGTTATCAACAGTAATAAATACCGATGGTCTCCACAAGAATGTGGAGCCATCAAACGGAGAGGATTTCTCACTGGAAGAATTGAGAGGGTTCGTGGGAGGACACATCGAGATGGTCCGACTCAGCAAATCGCAGGTGATGGTAGTCAATGAGGAGGGCAAGGTTAACGATCTTCCAGAGAACCAGTACGCCACGATGCTTGTGAACATAGCAGGTATCAGAGACGTAATAGTAGGTAATGTATTAGTTTGCGACATCACTAAAATCAAGTAATATGGATAAGGATGATTTGATGAAGTACCTCGTAGAAGAGGCAGAGTATAGTGAGAGTAAAGTAGCAGAAATGACTAACACAGAGTTGCTGGATCATTGGCTGGAGTATAACGGAATTTATGGTTTCACAGATGACATCAAAGATGTTATTGAGGCTGCTTTTGATGTAGATTTGGAGGATTAATGATGAAACCAATGTTAGCAACAAGATATTATCCGTCGCAGACGAAGTTTCCTTGCTTTGCCCAGCCTAAGTATGACGGAGTTAGATGCGTCCTTCATGAAGGAGAAGGTGGTGAGGTTCATCTCACATCGAGAGGTGGGAAGGAATATGATGTTCCTCAGATTAAGGCGTGGGGAGAGAAGCACCGCGGTATGCTTCCTTTGGATGGTGAGATATACAACCACCAGGAATTGACCTTTCAGCAGATATGCTCTGCCGTCAAGTGCCGTTCTGCCATGACCGATAAGCTACGTATGGTTATCTACGATGCACAGATTCCAGGAAGCTTTGCTACCAGATGGAAAGCTCTGCAGGAGGAATTTGCTCCCATTGATCCAAACGGACCTGTGTACCTTACGCAGACTTTCGTTGCCCATTCAGAGAAGGACATCAAGCGATGGCACAAGATATTCGTTTCAACCGGTTACGAGGGTGCCATTATCAGAAATGCAGATGGAATCTATACCGAGGGCAGAAGCAATGACCTTATGAAGCTGAAATCGTTCGATACGACGGAGTTCAAGGTGGTAGATGTTTTGGAAGCGGAGGGCAATGATGCGGGTACCGCTATATTCAAACTGAAGTGTGGAGAGCATGAGTTCTGCGCCCGCCCAGTAGGTCCAAGGTCACTCAGAGCCCAATACTTAGCCGACAAGTACGAGTTGATAGGTATGGCGGCGACTGTTCAGCACCAGGGTTATTCTGATGCTGGAGTGCCGAGATTCCCGGTATTGTTGAACGTTAGGGATTACGAGTAATGGCAGCATTAAATATTAACGAGTATTACGGCTGCTTCTCTTGCGAGGCTGCTGACGAGCACGGAAATGGTTGCTGGCACGGTCTGCTGTTCCCGGTACTGCTTGCAATGGAAAACAAGAGAAGCTGCCCAAACTATAAATTCGAGGAGAAATAATTATGGAGTTAGAAGTTAAGTTAAAAAGAAAATATGAGTCAAAGACAGAGTCTCTTATCCTTATTAATTATAAAAGAGACTTGCGAAGATGTGTCAACATAACTTACCCAAGAGATTGGGATTGCGAAAAGCTTGATACGTTCATTCAAACGTTTCACGACATACACGTAAGAAAGCCTTTATACACGTCAGAATGGGGGGCTTTGCTTATGAAAAACAGACTTGAAGAAATCAAGGAACTTGGCTATCGTGTCATTGCAATTAAGCAAACGTATGGCTATATCGTTCGAAAGGACGGAAAGTTTCTATCTTATCAGCTTGCCAGATATACATCAGAAGGAGGAATAAGTCTGACATACAATTATAAGCCTTCAGCTAAACACGGGACAGGTGCTATACAGGGCGGAGAGAGTGGCTACAACTTTGGATTCACCGAGTTCAGCAAAGAGATGCTGGACGAGATGATGGACTACCCTAAACTTTACGGAAAGGTAGAGCGTTATAAGGACTTTTCTGACTACTGTAAAAGAGAGTCTAAACGTTATAGCTATCTTGAAAAGTTTATTTAGATTTTTTGGTTCAACACAATAAAGTACCATATGATGCGTTATTAATCTGATAGACGGATTATTAACCAAAGCTTAGCTACCGGCATGACGGGCGCATCATATGGGAAATAGAAAATTTGTACCTCAGATAGGAAGGTATCTTGAAAACATTTCAGAGGCATTAACTGTCCTTTCGTTCGTAGCGTTAGCAATTTCCGTCATTACATGGATAACGACGTTGAACCAAGACAGCTATAGTTCTTCAGATTTTAGCGGAATTCAAGCATTCTGTTTTGTTATCTATTCGGTCTTTTCGATAGTGTTATCATTCGCTCTTCAAGGTTTCACTTATATCGTGAAGGCTGCTATTCACTACCTTGACAATGAGGGTGAGTTTGACGAGAAAGAATAACTAAATTCTAACAAGGCTATGTCGTCCAAATTAATAGTAGATCAGAAGAACGTTAAATATCTTTTTCAAGATAAGAAAGCTACATTTCTGATACCAGATTATCAACGCCCTTACGCTTGGGGAGAAGACGAATGTAAGGTCTTATGGGAAGACTTATTTTCCTTTTCATTCCCGAATAACAACTGCGACAGCTTCGATTCTTCAGAAAGTTACTTTCTCGGTCCTATAGTAACATTCCGTAATGACGAAGGGAAACTTGAAATCATTGACGGTCAGCAGCGTCTTACGACCTTGCTTCTCTTACTGCGAGCTTTCTACAATCGCCTGGAGCACATGAAAGACAATCGTTCAATCAAGATGCGAGAGGATATAGAAAAGTGCATTTGGAGAGCAAACGAGTTCGGAGAATATGATCCAAACGACTTGAAGATAAATTCGGAGGTTGCTACTGATAACGACAAGGAAGAGTTTATGGATATACTCCGGAAAGGAACATCAGAAGGAAAAAGTCGGTATGCGACCAACTTCAGATACTTTCAAGACAAGATAGGAAAATTCATTGAAGAATACCCTTCTTTCTTTGCATTATATCCAGCTCGTATTCTTAATAACTGCGTGCTACTTCCGATAGAGGCTGAGTCGCAAGATACTGCTCTTAGGATATTCTCGACGCTTAATGATAGAGGTAAGCCATTGTCTGACTCAGACATCTTCAAGGCACAGCTCTATAAGTTCTACTCATCCATCGGGAAGAAGGAAGAGTTTATCACTACATGGAAAGAGCTTGACGAACTCGTTACCAAAATATTCCACCCATATCGTGGAACACCTTTGGATGAGTTGTTTACACGCTATATGTACTACGAGAGGGCATTGCAGACTAATCGTAGTTCTATGACAGAAGGACTTCGCAAGTTCTATGAGAAAGATGGATATGTTCTACTTCGACGAGAGCAGACTTTAGAGAATTTAGTCTTGCTTGCGGACTTCTGGAAAGATGTATATTCTCAGAACGAAGACCGTTTTTCCGTGGATGTACTAAAGCGCTTGTTTGTATTGAATTATGCGCCTAACAGCTTATGGACTTATATTGTATCGGTATATTTCATGCACTATAAGAATGCTGAGAATATGCTAGACAATGAGAAGTTCTATCTGTTCTTGAATCGTTTGATAGGCTTTATCTGGGCATACGCTATCAGTAACCCAGGAATAACAGCCTTGCGAGCACCAGTATTCAATGAGATGGTGAATATCATAGAGAACAAAGAGATTGCTTTCGAGAACTATCTATTTCAAGAGGAATTGTTCCGTTCGCAATTCACCAACTTCAGTTTTTCAAACACTCGTGCGATTACGAAGTCGATGATTGTATGGTGGGCATTCTCTTTCGATAGTCAGGAATTGCTTCCTCTTGACGCAACATATGATATTGAACACATCTTCCCAAGGAACAGACAAGTCAAGGAAGGTGGATTGTCGAGTGACGAGGTTCTTGAAATGTTGGGAAACAAATCGGTATTGGAGCGAAGAGTTAATATTCGAGCATCCGATTACAGATTTGCTGACAAGATTAAGTATTATAATGGTGAGTTCAAATCCACAGGCGAGAGGATTGGAACTAAGATACACGAATTACGAATGCTGTCACAGACGTTGACAGATTTTACAGAAACGGATATTAGGGAGCGCACGTCAAGAATGCTTGATAAGTTTATCGCTTACCTCGAATCTAACTCCCTGATTTCCAATAAATTAAATTCGTAATTTAGGTTAAAAGATTTGGTAATCTGACAAAATTTTCGTACCTTTGCATATAGGATAAAGGTAGTAATTTTGTCTAAGAGCCTACTAAATAGGGCAACTGTAAGTTACTACCTGCCGAGGCTGGGACGCTAGCTGAGGGTCTTGTTCAGGGTGTGACGAGCGGCTGCCCTTCTTTATAAAATGAGCTCGACGGTTGCATATAAAACAAGAATATGGCAACAAATGCAGACATGAGCTTGAAAGAGTTCGCAAAGGAAATGCTGGTCGAAGTTAGAAAGGACCAGGAGTGGTTAACAAGACAGAAGGAAATCATGGGTGATCTCCAGGAGAGAATCGATGAGTGCTTCAAGAAAGTGCAGAAGTGCGACATGACAAAGGGTGTCTACTCCACTACGCAGATGGCGAAGGAGTTGGGCATGAGCAGCGCACAGAAGTTGTACGAAGAGCTGAAGGAGGTTGGCCTTGCGTTCAATCAGGGCTATGAGTGGATGCTGACAAGTCCTTACTCCACCTATCAGCTAACTGAGGTGACTACACACCTTATCAAGGGCAAGTACATAAGAAGACCTCTTTGGACGGAGCGAGGCAGACGCTGGCTTCTCGCATTGAAGGAGAAGAACATCATCTGCAACCTGCCGAAGCCGAGAGTACCGAAGGCTGTTGAAAAGTGTATTGCTTCTCAGTCCGGCGAGAAGAAGAAAGAGGTCAAGGTTGAGCCGCCAACACCGCTGATGAAGAAAGCCGAGACTCTTAAGGATGAAATCAACTGCCTTTTGAGTCTAATCACAGAGGTCGGAAAGGGAGAGACGATGCTCCTTATGGGAGACATCATGACAATCTCCACCACCATCAGTGAGCACGTGAGCACATTGGCTTTTGAGGCTTACAAGACATTAAATGCACCAGCGAGGGCTTGAACCAATTAAAATTCGAAAAGATTTGGATTTTCCAAAATAAAATATTACCTTTGCAGCGGTAAAGGAGAAAGATAAAGGATTGGGTGAGCCGTTCACACGTCGGCCTTCGGGCGCAGACTTCGGAAGGACCCCAATCCTCTTTTATTTCAGTAACCTCATCGTGTATAAGATTTCGCCATCGGTGAGTTTTGTCTTAAACTCGATTTTCTTTCCATTATATTCAGCTTGATAGACATTGAAGAAGCAATCGTGGTGTTTGCCTTGCTCTTTTCTAACGAACTTTCCGTTAGGAAGCCAATCCTTTATGTTCAAGGCAACTTGTATCGTATCGGGCAGATGAGAGTTATTGATGTTCTTAGAATATGTCTCCGTAAGGAACTTCTTATTCATGATTATTTCTTTCTCACCCAAGAACAAATAAAGCCTCTTTGCCGTCTCTTTCTCGTTTATCTGAACTTCTTTCAGATTCTCTGTTGCCCATTCGTTGATTGACTTTGTGATTTGAGCTTTTGTCTCATTCGATACTGATGGAATGCGAACAGTCTTCTTTTTCTGTGTTTTCTCAACATTGGCATATTGAGTGATATAGGATGATTGCTTTACCTTGTCTTTATTGTCATCCACCCAATTCGTGAAGTTCTTAGGCATAGTATTGTTTGGCTGTTTACCACTCCAATACTCCTTTTCACTCATAATTACCGGGATGGCATAGCACATACAATTTACGTGCCAACCAACCCAAGGGAAATAGCTCGGGTATATGCCAGCAAGCAAATCACACATATCGTGCTTATGACTTGGGTTATTGGTCGTCTTTATCTCTTTGCCTTTAATGTAGTCCATCCTAGCCCACCTTTCCTGCTCGGCAGAACGGTAGGCCATGTTTATCTCGTTACGTGCCAGGCGCACGCTTCTGTACTCGCAGTTCTGAATGGTTATGGCTTTGCCGTATTTCTTCTTATAGTCTTTGGCAAGTGATGGATAATCATTAAGATACTTACTGACCTTCTTGCTGAGTTTAACAGCACTCATACCCTTCTCTATGCCGACAGACAGAGCTTTCTCCAGAGCCTCTTTTACATCAGCTCTCTGGTTCCATATTCGTTCTGAAAGACTGAGACCATTTATCTTTCTTTCCACAAAAGCCTTCTTTGCCGCATTGTTGTGTTCAAAGTAAGCTTTCTGTTTTGTCTCCGCAATCTTCCTCGTAAAGGTGCCGATTACCCTTTTGGCAAGTAGATCTTGCAGAGTGTTACTGTTCTTCCATTCCTCTGATATTCCGTTATAGACCAACGCCTGCATATTGTTTGAATAGTAATCCAACAAGGCGTTCACCCTCTTTTCTGTTCTAGGGTAATCATCAAAAGAGAACTCGCCATCCCCATCGAAGTCGGTGGAGGTGGCGATTTTAGATGATTCTTTAGCAAGAGTCTCATAGATGGAAATGATTTTCCTGGTATAAGCATTCAGTCTCTTGCCAAGGTCTTTATATGCCTTTTTCTGATTAGGCAGTTTCGGCTTTTTCATACATTTCCCGTTTTAAAATGTTCACAGCAATCCCAGTTAAGAAAAACGCTCCACACCTTATATGGACATCTTGCAAGAATAGGCTGCCCTTTAAGGTTCATGCTATGAAAATCAGTAGCATAAGCGCATTCACGGCAGAAGTGCCGTTTCTTTTCTTCCTTCTTCTTTCTCATAGCTATTCCTCCGAGAATAAGTTAGGCATAGTAGCTGCTGTTCTTGTGGCCTCTATTTCCTCTTCTCCTTGAATCTCGTTGAAAGTCTTGTCAGGATCATCGGAAAGGCCAGCACGCTGGATAGATTCCTTCTGGCTGACGAGAGGTTTATTGCCGTTAGCCTTAAGCCATTTGTCAATCTGAGTATTCTCATCCTCCTGGATGAACGGAGTAAGGATGTGTTCTACAGAAATCTCATCCATTCTAGCTGCCCACTTCGTGTTCATCTTGGAAAGGAAAGCCTTTATGACGTTGGTCTCTCTCTCGAAGCCTTCAATCCAGGCACCAGTCTCCTCTCCTATCTTAAGATGAGCATCCATGAGGAGTGTTTTTCTCGAATCGTAGCCGATATTACCAAGACTCTTCATATTCTCAAAGCTAATGTCCGGCATCTGAGATTGCATGAAGTAAAGTTTTACGAGTGTATCGACGTGATACTTAAGAGCCTCAATAGCTTGCTGCCAAGATACGTAGCTTACGTCACCGTCCTCACTGACCCTATACACCCTCTTGCTCTCTCCCTTTCGCTCCATTCCAACGATGGCACCGGCAATCTTCAAGACAGGAGCAGAATTGTATGCCACAACATCGCTGTTTCGGGAAATGGTGTACTCGATATTCTCACGGATAGGTGTCAATCCTTCCCAGCATGGCTTATGACGGTACCAAAATACAGCTGGAATCTTGTCGATAGAAATCTCATTTTCATCCACCAAATGCCATCCGGACTCTTCATCGTCTGAAGACAGGTCCCATTTGTAATGATGGTCTGCGGTATAGGTCTCGAAGAAGGTGTGCTCTGTGTCAGTAACCTTGCGCTTGTACTCGAATGACAGGGCGAGCATGTCTCCATATTCATCGAAGTAAGGATAGATGTCAACTCCGTCCATTGGAGAGAACGTCTTACATTTCAGCTTATACAGACTTTCAAATCCATAGAGTTTGTTTGGCTTCTTCTGCGTGTACCAAAGTGTGAACATTTGGCACGAAGCGTAATAGCACTTTGCTCTGTGCATATTCACTGCATCAATGTGTGCGCAGGTGTAGATTTTTTCTATGGCCCGCACAATAGTTTTCAACTCCTCGTCGGTCTGGTCATAAGTGTAAACACGTTTGACAGGGATAGCCATCGTAAATTCAGAGATTCTTCTTGTAAGAAGTTTCTCCAACCCGATAGGCAATCGAGCCGCCTTTTCTACAATACCGTCATCAAGAGTTCTGTCCTGCCTGCCTACGTGGTCTTCGACGATTTCATGGAACATAGGCTCATACTCAGATAACAGGGTACTCCAAAGTGGAATATCCAGCACGCGTTGTTTCAGCTCTCCAATGATGCTGCCAACGTCATTTCTTTTAAAAAGTTCATTAAAATCTATCATAATCTTCGAAGTTTAGATACGGCAAAATTACAGATATATTCGCATATATTTCATGTGTTTAGTATTTTTAACTAAAATATCTATTAGTATATTTGCATATATCAAATAATTTTCGTACCTTTGCATATAGATAAAAGGTAGTACTTTTGACTATTCAGAGCCTACCTTACAAGTTGAACCAATTAAAAATATAAAGATTATGAACAATTCTGTCGAAACAAAGAAGGAAGAGGTTAGAAAGAACATCGAGAACATGTTTGAGTCTGCCAAAAAGAAGATAAAGGACATTATTTCTGTTTGCCCTGATTGGGAGGTAGAGTGGATAGACTTAGGTTACAAGTCACTCATCGTCCACTTGAACTTGAAAGGGGTCGAAAGAGAAAGAGAATTGGTGATTCATTACCATTCTAAAGTTGGTAATTTCCAGGAAGAGTCTTTCAACACCAATGTAGCAAGCTGTGGAGAATTTGACCTTATTGAGGCAAACGACAATCTTAAGTACTACACAGCGATTGGCGATATACTCAACCACAAAGATATGCTTTCACTCCTGAAAGAAACTATGGCTTATTTCACTAACAAACTTGTTGAGTTGCGTAAAGAGCTTGATAAATTAAGAAAGGAGGATTAGTTATGACAAAGCAAGAAGAAATAGACATTCTACAGTCCTTGAAGGGTGACACTTATTTCGCTCAGTTCTTCGGAAGCAAGGACATTGATCAGATGTGTCAGAACATCAACAATGATTTTGCCATTGAGGGCGGATGCGGATTCATCCAGAAAGCTGTAGCTTTAGAGAAAAATAACGCAGACCTCAAAAAGGAGTACAAGCAGAAAATCTATGATTTAGGGATGGAAATTATTAAAATTCTCGATAGAGGATTTGATGAAGATGCTATTTACCAGTTGGTTGAAGGCGAGGTCGGAATTAATGCTATCATTAAATTCAAATTTAAGAACAATCTGGAACTTACGGATAAGGAGATAGACTATATGGTATCTCAACTTCCATGATTATGTAGTAATCGCATAGCTTATGAGGGTATGCAGGTTATGGTTTGATAATTAAAAATAAGAACAATGAAAGACGAAAAAGTTACGGTAGAAGATTTGAAGACAGCCATGTCAAGCAAGGGAATCCGTTCAGATATAAATCAAGAGAAGGTAATAACTCGCCTACAAGTAAATGGCTGTTTGATAGCAATGGTGTCAGATATATTAGACCAGCTTATCACGGATGAGCAATCTATGCTAAGACTCCTTGATGTTCAGTACAAGCAAGAGCAGAAGATGCACTATAATCAGATGCAAAATGCAGCGAAGAAGTACTACTTTCACTTGAAGCCATTTACTAAGAGTTTCTTTGGTGACAATAACATCTGTGCCGATATTGAGGACAACACAAATGACATATACGAAATCATCAAGTTACTTGCGGACCACACTAACGACCACAAGGATATGGAAGTGATTAAGAGAAACCTCAGAAAGAGAAAGTTGAACCATCATATATTCGATTAAGCGATGAGAAGGGAATTAATCAATGATATAGCTAAAGGCGCATTCGAAATGGCCATTGAGGAGAATGCTTATAGCTTTATTTACACATACGAAATGGCAACAAAGATTATAGAGATAGTCGTAGGTGTAAAGAACAATGAATATTATTGCGAAAAGGTCAATGTTTACGATTACGATCAGAATGACCTTTCTTATAGATTTGAAAATATAAGTAAGTTAATCAAGAAGGAATGTGCGCCCTGCAGAAGTGTCGTCATTGACGAGATAAGGGATTCCGGAATGAATGAGACGGAACGAATATTCGGTTCGGAATCAGCTTACATCAATTATAGGTATAATTAAATTCCAATAAAGATTATGATGTCAGAAAAGCAATACAGAGTTGCACGCAAGGGCATTCTTGATCAGCTCAAAATAGTTCAGAGGCTAATAGGTTCTTATGCTAAATGATGTGTGGTACAACTAATTACATTTAAAATTTCAAATTATGGCAGAATATAAAGTTGAAGTAGATTTATCGGACTTGTTCGATGATATGACCATCAACGAGCAGAAGAACTTCTTAGTTGATAAGTTCTGTTCCTTACCTATAGACAATATGGTAGAGGTAGTTGGTGAAATGCTGGAGAGCCTTAATGGCGATCAGACAGCTAGAGTTATAGAAGACGCTTTTGATAACTTGCATGAGCAAGCCCAGAAGCACGTAATCAACTATGTGAAAGAGTAAGGCTATGATGTTAGGAGAAATGATAACTCGCAGATGTCTGCTTACCTTGGATGTGGGGGTAAAGATTCAAGCCGTCCTCACTATGCCGAAGCCGACAAAGCCCATCTTTCTAAAGGAAATGGAGCGTCTGTTTATTAAGAGTTTTAATGAATCGCAGCCAAATGCGGTTCACAAGGTTATCAAGTGTCACATTATGAGGAATTAATGAATATGGAAAAGAAAAAATATTCTGTTGTCGAATTTATTCAACATCTTAAAGATAAGCCATATATTAAGCTTTATATAGCTACTCGTTTAACTGAAATTAAGCTAAGAAGAGAGATGAGAATATGGTAAGGTCTCTAGTATTATAAAGATAGAGAATAAATGTATAATATATAAAAAGAAAAAGAAATATATTAAACTAAATAAAAAACAAATAATATGAATGACCCAATAATAGATTTCTTGAAAATTATGGAAAACCAATTCATAGGAGTCACCATAATGACAAGAAGCGGAATATGTAGAGAATATAAAATACTCGATGTATATGAAGAATATGTAAGAGCATATAATTACATAACAGGTAAAGAAGAACATATTAATCCAGATAATATAAAAGGAGTATATGTAAATATCACTAGAATATAATAAAAATAAAGTTGATAGATTATGAAAACAGCAAGACATATTGTAATAGACATAGAAACGTTAGGAAGAAGAAATGATGCTGCTGTTACTCAGGTAGGAATAGTGATAGCAGACGAAACTTTTAGTGTTCTGGATAAATATCTGATACAGATATTTCCAGAAGCTTGGAATACTTGTAATAGAACATTCACAGGTGAGACACTACTTTGGTGGATGGAGCAGAAGAATCCACCTATAAGTAATATAGGGGCTAGCAGTGCTCATAGTTATTATACAGCGATGTCAGCACTAAATGGTATCTTTAAAAGGTATAATACAGATGATACTATTGTATGGACTAAAGGTACTATGGATTTATTCTGCATTAAAGATTTATGTGAGTATCTCAATATGAGTATTCCTTGGAAGTTCTGGCAGCCAAGAGATATTAGAACTGCAAAGGAGATTATAAAAGAGTGGAAGACTTTTGAGAATAATAATCATAACGCTCTCGATGATGCTTTGAACCAGTTGAGAGAGTTAAAAGCTAACTTAATTGAAAGATAGATATGGAAGCAAAGATTAATGTAGCTGAAATCCTAAAGGATAAGCCAGAAAATACGAAGTTATATTCTCCTCTATTTGGAGATGTATATTTTTCATATATAAAGGATAGTATTATAAATGTAAAACATCATGGAGGAATAACAAAATTCTTTGATAACAGCAGATACTATAACTATCCTGCATCAGAGCCGTTATTATTTCCATCAAAAGAAATGCGTGACTGGAGCAAATATGCTTGGAAAAGAGGTGATGTATTGGTTAGTGATGATGGTTGTATAGAGGTTATCTTTGATAAATGGTACGATGATACCTATACAAGTTTCTATGGCAAACATTATCTAGACAGCGAGAATGAGAATGATATTGTATATATCGAAGCATTTATTTGTACAACTGAAAGATTTTCTCTCGAAGATAAGGAATCTTTCCTATGCTACATCAACACTATAGAGGAACGCTTGGGTGGCAAACTTAATCGTGAAACTTTGGAGATTGAGAAGACTCAGCCAGAGTTCAAGGATGGGGATATTCTCTCCAATCCTAGTACTGCTCTACCAAAAAATCATATTTTTATCTTTAGCAAATTTAATAAGTATAAAGATTTTGAACACCATGTAGCCCTTACAGCTTCAGGAGAGATTACTATCCCAACGTCTCATGGCGTTTGGTGTCGTAAAGATAGCGGTGTAAAATATGCCACAAAAGAAGAGAAGCAGCAGCTCTTTGAAGCTCTCGCAGAGAAAGGCAAAGCTTGGGATGCTGAGAAGAAAGCCATTGTTGATTTGAAGCCAAAGTGCGAGTTTAAGCCATTCGACAGATGTATTTGGAAGATACGGAATTGTGAAGGATCTATATGGCAAGCAAGTTTCGTTTCTTATGTTGATGAGTATGGTGCTACTCCAATGGGTATGTCTATAGATGAAGATTTGGTTAACTTAATTATCCTTCCTTATAACGACCAGACTAAGCTCCTCGTGGGTACTACCGATGAATGGGAAGGAGGTGAGCAATGAAAGAACTTAAAGTTGGAGAAAGAGTAATCATTACTCTTGAAGCTGTTGAACAGGATGGTTGCGATGGTTGTTTCTTTGGCATTGGTGATATATGTTATAACCCGACCATGAATGGTTTAGTAGATGGGTTTAATTGTAAATCAGAAGACCGTTCTGACGGAAAGGGTGTAATCTTTAAAGAAGTTAAGGTCCAAAAAAGAAAAATGAAAGAAGACAAATATTCATTAAAGATAAGCCGTAACTCTGGTGATACTACTCTTGATGGTTATCCAATAGCTACATATTCAAATGATGAATTGAAAATCCTAAAAAGACTGCTTACAAAGGTTTTGGGTGAAGTGAACGAATATATACATCTTTAGAAAAGTAAAGCGTATGGCAGCAAGATATAATTTTAGAAAAACCATTTTACACAGATTGGAAATCTGTTGGAATGTGCTCACACATAAGACTTTTATTGCTTATACAACTGATGATATAGGTGACAAATGGAGTCTTATATATAACATAGAAAGTCTTGAACAATTTGGTCAATGGCTTGTAAGTGGTGGGTATAAGGAGAATAGCAACTATAAAAAGTAAAGCGTATGTTGTACGAAGCAAAACAAGGGACAAAGGCTTATGAATACATTAAGAGTATTCTCGATGCTGAATTTGAAGAGTATCAAGCCTACATGAAACGAGTAGAAGAAGCTGTAGGCTTTGAGGTTGAAAAATATCAAGGTTATCAGCCTAACCGCACCATAAATAGGATGTATGAGGTTACTGCTATATGGGTTTCTTCCGAGCGATACGAAAAACTTGATAAGAAGGTATGGAAGAAGGTAGATGGTGAAAAGCTGGAAGATGGCTATTATGTAGCTATTGCGCCTAATAAGCGATGTAAGCAAGGTAAGGCAATAGCCGCAGTACTTACATCATATAAGTCCTTTACCCATCATTTCAAGGTATTGAAGGAACTGAATATAGAAGTTCCGAACACCAGACGATTTTCCATCACACAACTTTTACGTCATAAAGACCGCATTTTCGTTTACTTTGATGGTAGCATCAGAGCTGAAAAGCAAAATCCAGACTTTGTGGAAATCACGATTGGAGAGTATGAGGATTTCATTAATAGCAAAGATTAAAGCGTATGGATAAGTTAGAATACATTCCAGGAGATTTGGTGATGACAAACGGAGTACCTTTAGGTACTGCAAAAGATGTCGTTTACAGAGTAACATCATCAGACCCATCAAGAACTTTGAAGTTAGACGATGGAACAGTTCTGAAAGGTGTTGTCTGCTTAGAGAATATCGAAGGTGCGGAATTTGGAGATAAAGGCTATCTCTTAAGTGACTGCTGTGCTTGGGTTAAGGATATTGTTCCTATTAATCTTGTGCCCGCAATTTTGGAGAAGAATGGATGGAATAAATCCATAAGCTGGTTTTACGCTGGCAGCGAAGAGCGTGGCTATCAGTTTTCCAAGGAATTAGATGACAAATGGGATGAGCTTGATAGAATGACTTATGGTGACTTACAAATCAGTCAATGTGAAAATCTTAGAGATTGGAACTATATAAATGAATGTAATCACTATTTTAGTTTTGAGTTTACCTATGTTCACGAACTCCAACATTTATTATATGCCTTGCATATAGATAGTAACTTAAAAATATAATGATATGACACAGAAATATATAGTTGGTAATATTGTTGAGTATGACAACAAAGTGATGGTTGTCAAAGAGCCAAGAGACGGAAGTCACTTTGACTTGTCTTGCCATAAAGAAGGATTTGTGTACTGCTTTGTTGGTATTGATGAGATAAGGCCAATAAGGATTACTCCAGAGATTCTCGAGAAGAATGGATGGAAGAAATTCAAACGTCCTTATAGCAGAGATTATTGCTTTAAACGTAAAGGCTACCCTACTTTGAATATACGTTCAGAGAAAGAGGTGTATTTCCATTGGGGAGACCACGATAAAAGTATAACTACCGTGTATCAACTCCAGCACATTCTCTTCGGTCTTGGAATTAATCACGAAATGGAGGTGTAGGTATGGCATACAGAAACAGTTTAGGTTGTTTTGGGTGCAAGTATCTAAAACGTTATTATTATAGCACAGGAAATATGGACTGCAAACTCAAAGGACATATAACTTTGGGATTTGGGGATGATATGGGATGTAAAAATTATGAAAGTAAAGTTTAACCACCTTCGGGCATAAAATAGAATAACAATGAATAAAGAACAATTAGAACGTGCTAATCTTTTAGCTAAAAGTTTAATTCCAAAAGCGGAAAGGCTAACAATGCCAGAAACTGCTGGTAAGATAACACTTGGAGAGTGTCTTGATGTTTTGCTCAAATGCGACAAAGAGTTCAACGCTAAATTCTCGCAACTTGTATCAGAAACAGAACAGAGATTTCGGAAAGAGTTTGATGAACTTTAATAACCCACTCTGAAAAGGATAAAAATAGTAATAAATTTAATTAAAACTTTAATTGAAATGAATACAAACATCGGAAAGAAAGTAATCATCCGTGGAAACAGAAGCGGAGTTGAGTTTGGAGAACTTGTAGCTCAGAATGGCAGTGAGGTAACATTGAAGAATGCACGCCGTATCTGGTATTGGAGCGGTGCAGCGTCATTGTCTCAGTTGGCAAAAGACGGTACATCAAATCCAGCAAGCTGCAAATTCACAGTAACGGTTGATAGCATTACAATCTTGGATGCTATTGAGATTATCCCTTGCACTGACAGGGCTATCAAATCAATCGAGGAGGTTAGCGTATGGAGACGTTAGAGAATAAGATTAAGAAGTTCTTAGCTATTGATGCAGGCTATAGCTATGGCGATGGCGATGGCTCTGGATATGGCTATGGCGATGGCTCTGGATATGGCTATGGCTATGGCTATGGCTCTGGCGATGGCGATGGCTATGGCTATGGCTATGGATATGGCGATGGCGATGGCTCTGGATATGGCTATGGCTATGGCTATGGATATGGCGATGGCATTAAGGAGGTAAGCGGCAGTATGATTTATATTATAGACAATACACCTACTATAATCATATCTGTACGAGCAAACGTAGCGCAAGGGTTCATTTTGCAAAAAGATTTACAAACAATCCCTTGTTATATTGTTAAAGAGAATAACAAGTTTGCTCATGGTGATACTCTTAGAGATGCCTTCACTTCTCTCCAAGAAAAGCTATATGATGATAGCACGGAGGAAGAGAGAATAGAAGCCTTTAAGAAGAAGTTCCATGACTACGACACTAAGTATGACAACAAAGATTTGTTTGCTTATCATCATGTGCTTACAGGAAGCTGCCGTATGGGTAGAGAATCATTTGTAAATAGCAAAGGTTTGTCTCTCGATGATAAGACTTCCGTTCGTGAGTTTGTAGAATTAACCCAGGATGCCTATGGCGGTGATATTATTAAGAAGCTGCCAGGTGCATACGGAATTAAGTAACTAACCACCCTCTCCTTGGCAACATGGAGAGGGTAAAAAAAGAAGAGAAAATGGCAGAAATTATTTATTTTGGAACAAATGGGCGCGCAGGGCATTAAAAAGAAGGGAAAATAAATATGGAGAATTTAGAAGATATTAAGATAGGAGACAAGGTTATCCTCTATCGTAGATATTGCAAGAAAGTTTGCAAGGTGGAGAGGCTGACTAAGACTATGGTTATAGTCGATGGAGAAAAGTTCCGCAAAGCAGACGGATTAAGCACTGGAGATAGAGGATATTATTCATCATCAATCAGTAGAGCTACCGAAGAAATGATAGCCAAGGTTGAAGATGAGAATAAGCGTGATATGCTCATTCAAAAGATAAGTCATTATCCTTTAGATAAGCTATCCACCGATGAACTCGAAAAGGTGTACGAACTGATTAATAAGTAAGCGTATGGAAAAGAAAGTTTTGACCCTCACCGTCAGCAAGGAATGGTTCGATATGATAGTATCGGGCGAAAAGAATGAAGAGTATCGGATAATTAAAGACTTTTGGATGAGTCGACTTCTCCTTGTCAAGGATGAGGAATTCAAAGATTTCGATAAGTACAATAAGCTTCATATCGGTAAGACATTTGAGATGCTTATAGACATCGATACCATCAAGGAGAAACTTAATAATGGTACAATGAAGTTCGTACCATTCACTCACGTTCTCTTCAAGAACGGCTACTACGACGATAGTCCAAAGGTAGAAAAGGAGATAGAAAGTATCACCATCGGTAAGCCTAAGAAAGGCTTATGCCCCGACAAGTGGCTTGATACTGAGTTTTTTGTCATTAAATTTAAGTAGCGCATGAAACAGAAAAAAGTTGAATTATGTGTACCAGGGTCTCTTATTTGGAGTCAAATAGATGACTATTTAGATACAGATTTGATTGGCGGTGGAAAACGTGCACGACACAGCGGTAGAGCTATAAGAGAAATTCTCGAAAGTGGAATGATTATTTAAGTTTAAGTGATATGGTTGCAATTAAAGTATCTTCCGAGAATATCCAAGAGTTATGGGAATGTCCGGAGATTTCAGAGTTAGTTAAAACTGTCAGTGGAGACTGCACAAAACAGACGCTGATAGTTAGGTTGAGAAATAGAGAGTTCTATGTTCCAGACGGATTCTATCTCGTAAAAGATGAGAATGGTCGTTGGAGCACACTCAGCCCATCGCTGTATGAGTTGATAAAAGATAAAGTTCATGGCGAGAAGTGAGGAGGAAATCCGAGAATACCATAGAAGGTATTATCAGGAGCATAAGGAGCATCTATTGGCAAGAATGGAAGTTTATCGTAAAGAAAATGCTGAAAGAATTGCCGCAAACAGAAGATATAACAGAAAGAGAAAGAAAGCCTTGGGCGGCTTAATGAACCCAAATATAAAATTATGAGCAGAGGAAAACATTTTAGTGCAGAAGAGATTGAGTTCATCAAGGTTAATGCTTTGGTGATGACAACAACAGAGATTGCGAAGAAGCTCAATCGTAATTATTGGGCCATCCATCGAAAGATGCAGGAACTCGGAATTAGTAAGAGCCACACGTTTACAGCAAATGAGGACTTTATTATCAGACAGATGTATGGTAAGTTTCCAGCAAAGGCTATTGCGACAAAGATCGGTGTAGACGAAAATGCGATTTACAATCGTTGCAAGAAACTTAAGTTAACGAAAGGAGGTACGAAATGATAGTTATTGTTACTGCAATGGATAAGGAATACGACCTTATCAGCGAATGGATTGCAAAGAATTGGCTTGACTACAAAAATATTCAAAACATAGCTTTAATCAAGTCTGGTATTGGTAAGGTTAATGCGGCATCTTGCTTGACAGAATATCTTTCCTCGAATGCAACCAGTAAAGTTACAAGAGTTATTTCAGTAGGATGCGCTGGTGCTGCAGTCGCAGGATTGAAACCTGGTAATATCGTAATCGGTAATTCATACTGTTACCATGATGTATATTGTGGTGAACCGAATGCTAACGGTCAAATTCAAGGTATGCCAGCAGTCTTCCCTTCAGATTTTGCGTGGATCGATATGGATGAACGATTCAGATTGGGAACTATAGCAACCGGAGATAAGTTTGTTACTACAAGAGAGCAAGTGTTAGCGATTAAGGATTTTCTTCCTAATTCGTATAACGTATGCGCCATTGATATGGAGTCTGCCGCCCTTGCTCAAGTATGCTACAAGAAAGGGATTGGTTTTACTTCCATTCGAGTTATTAGCGATAATCCTCTGGAACCAAGCCAAACCGAGCAGTATGCAGGATTTTGGGAAAATTTAGCAGAAAAAGCGTTTAATGTTGTATGTAAGTTGTTAGAGAAATGATACCGAGTTTCAAAGTTGATCATACGAAACTAAAGCCAGGTCTTTATGTTTCAAGAGTAGACAAATTAGGGTTGGAAATGGTCACCACATTTGACGTCCGTATATGTAAGCCAAACAGAGATATGATGTCTCCAGCGATTGCTCATACTATCGAGCACTTGATGGCTGATTATATGCGCAACAAGAGTTCACTGAAAGATTATGTCTTATATTTCGGGCCTATGGGATGCTTGACTGGTTTCTATCTCATTCTTAGAGGCGTTTGGACTTCTGCGATAATAAAGGATAGTATAGCAGTCGCCTTTAAAGAATGTTCTGTTTCAAAAGTAATTCCAGGAGCTTCAGAAAAAGAGTGTGGTAACTATAGATTAAACGATTTAAAAGGGGCCACATTATTATGTAAAAAGTTTGCTTCATATCTTTCGAGTGTCGGAGAAGACGAACTTACTTATCCTATGTAATATTTATATGTAACCATAAAGTATTTAATCATTAAGTATATTTTCTTATAATATATTTTGTGATTAAATACTTTTTATTTAATTTTGCGGCATTACTTACTATCGCTTCGTACTGGGATATTTTCTTGAATTTATTGTTCAATTAAATATTTAGTTAGAATGAAAAAAAGAACGAAGCAAGTTTTAGTTATTCTGAAACCCAAATCAAAGGCGTTGGGGTTCAGTAGAGAGGAGTTAGAGGGTATTGCTGCCGATGTTGCCAATAACTTAGAACTCGATGAAGAAGCCTCAGACGAGGATGTAAACGCAGAGATTGAAAAGCAGGTCAATGCGGTTCTTCCTTATCTTAAAATTGCGCAAAAGACAGCGCAGCGTACTATCCAGAGTTTCAAGGATAGTAAAAACTTGGAAGACGACGAGGTCGATGATCCTGACGATGACCCTGCCGGCAACAAGAAACCAATCCGCAAACAGAAGAAAGAAAAAGAGGAAGAGCAGGTTCCAGCATGGGCACAGGCACTCATTACTCAGAACAAAGCCTTGCAGACCGAAATTCTCGGTTTGAAGTCAGAGCGTGAGAGTGATGGCCGCCGTTCTAAGCTGAAGGCACTCCTTAAGGACAAAGGTACGTTCGGAAAGACCGTCTTGAAGAATTTCGACAAGATGAAGTTTGAGAACGAATCTGAGTTCGACGATTTCTATGATGGTGTTGTGGAGGACTTGGCAGCTATCGATCAAGAGCGTGCTAACGAAGGTCTCGGAAAACTTGGTGCTCCTGCGGCTCAGAGAAAGCCTAAGGAAGAAGAGGTTGAGGTTATCAAGGAAAATGAGATTGATGAGCTTGCCGAAACTATGTAATCTTTAAATCCTAAAAGTTATGTATGGTGTAAGCGAAACAAAAACGTTTGATTCAGGCAAAGAGTCTGTAATCATCAGAAATTATGTGAATGGCATCATGGGTGGTGTCATTCTTGACATGACAGGTTTCTCTGGAGAGTTCATCCAGTGCGGACACATTATCATTCGTGATACCAAGTCTGGCGAGTACAAGCCAATGCCGGTAACAGGTGGGGCTTATGCTTCATTGCCAGAAAATCACGAGTATGTAGGTGTCTGTATGACAACAGCTCCGGTAGATACCCCTCATGTAGGTGTTATGACGGCAGGTGAGGCTAATGATAAGGCTGTCCCTTATCCTGTCGATACAATCAAGGCAGCTTTGAAAACAGCCGTTCCTACTCTTCAGTGGGGACACGATGCAATCGGTTAAGGAGGTGATTTATGCAACAGAGTTCTTTATTTCTTAAGTATATCTTGAGTTTCTTCCCAATCCTGAAGACATTGATTGAGAAGATTAACGGTAAGCGCAAGAACGAGATGACGTATCTCCACAAAGATACATCCATTCTCCGCCGCGTTTATTCTACCGACAACAAATGGGAAGCCGACACAGTTGATACCTCTTACGTAGCTGCTGACTACGTGGCAGTGGATTCTCCGGTTCCTTTGAAGTCTCGTGACAAGATTTCAACCGCCAACGGTAAACTGCCAAAGGTCGGTATGAAGAAATTCCTGAAGGAGTCAGATATCCTCGCTCTCAGGCTTATGGAAGCACAGGGCGGTCAGACAGCAGAGATTCGTCGTAAGTTGGCGCAGGACCCGGTAGCTTGTAATGTCGGTGTTGATGAGCGTAATGAGTACGCCCTTCTGTATGGTCTTTCTAACGGCTACGTAGCTGTTCGTGACGACGATAATCCAAAGGAGTTGCTCCGTATCAAGTATCAGTACTTGCCAGAAAATCAGCTCGGCATCAACAACGTTGATGATGGTATTACCGTTGCAGACTTGAAGAAATGTATCGAGCAAGCATCGAATGATGGCAACACCATCTTGATCTTCTGGATTGGAAAGGCTAAGTTTGACGAATTGAAGAAGGCACAGGACGCTCGCGAGCTTGTTGCCAACTATAAGGGCCAGACTTATGACTCCAACACAAAGCTGCCGGTTCCTACTTCCAGCGTATTCCAGGAGGCATTCTTGGACGAGACCGGTGTATCATTCCGCATCATCAACCGTACTGTCCGCTTGGAGCATGATGGCGTGAAGAAGAGTGTTAAGCCTTGGAACAACGATATGATTATCGGTGTCTGCTCACAGATGATTGGTGCCCTCGTTTACGGTCAGGTAGCAGAGGCAACCAACAGAGTGGCAGGTGTAACCTATCAGCAGATTGATTACAAGCTTATTTCTCAGTATTCAACAACTGATCCATTGCGTGAGACTACTGCGGTGCAGGCATACTGCTTGCCTGTCATCGAGGACGTTGACACAATCTATCAGATTGATACTAAGCTGGCAGACCCAGACGTTTCTGTTGATACCGAAAAGGAGAAAGCAGATACAGAGGACGCTAAGGTAACAATCTCTGATGTGACATACAAGAAGCCGGAGGCTATCACAACCCTCAATGCCCTTGGTGCCACGCTTTCAAGTGACGCAAGCGACAAAGAGGTAATTGACGCCTATAACGAACTTCCTCCAACAAAGAAGAAGGAGTTCAAGGAGAAGGCAGCTAAAGCTGAGTAACAATGAAGACAATCGGACAAGCATTGGTGGATGAAATTCACATACCAATTCCTTATGGATTCGTCGAAAACGCTTGTATCAAGCGCGAATTGGGTTTCGAGGACGAGTTTGATAGCGCTGTCGCTAAAAGCGATGCGTATAAGGGAGCGCTTGCCGATTGTCTGCTTTCTCTCATACAAGCCGTAAGTTTCTCTGAGTCGGATAAATCCATTGGTTCTCTCTCAGAAGACCAACGAAAGGCTATATTAGTTCAAGTCAATCGTTTATACAACTCTATCGGTGAGGAAGAAGTAACACTTACTCCAAAGCCGACGGTTTACATTAATTGCTGATGAGTCTATTGAGTTTTCATGCCTCAAAGCTATACCGGCAGCAGAAGGTAGATGGCTATACAGATGATGATGGAAATTATCACCAGGGTAAGACCGAGTGGAAGTTCTGCTGCACTTGTGATGTGGTTCCTGCTGGCGAGGCTAACAAAGTAGTTACAACAGATGGGTCTATAGATTATTACTCTTACGAAGTGTATAATTTACCAGTAGCGATAGAAAAGTTCTCTTATGGGGATTTTATCAAGCTTGATATTTTAGGGGCCGAGGAGGCGATTTTAAAGGTCAAGGGATTTCATCGCTATCAACTCCAGTGCAAGATATGGGCATAAGAATGACAACCAGCGCATCTGCTCTAAATGCCTTCCTACAAAGAGCCGCAAGGAAGATACACGAGAATGTGCTTAAAGCATTGAGCAAACTCGGAGACGAATCCGTGGTAAGAATCCGTAACAGGTCTGCCAAGGAAAGCTGGATAGACCATACGGGAAACCTCAGAAGTTCCATTGGATTTGCTGTTTATGAGCAGGGAAGTAAATATATGGAATCTGCCTTTTCGCAGGTTCTCAGTGGCACAGACGGCTCTGCAAAGGGCAAGAAGATGATCAATGACCTTGCTAAGGAATATTCCAGAGTTTATGCTTTGGTTGTCGTTGCCGGAATGGAGTACGCAGGAGATGTGGAAGCCTTGGAAAGCAAGGACGTACTCGCTTCAACGAAGATATGGGCCACGTCCATAGTCGAGCAGCGTGTTAAGACAGCAATAGAATCAGCTATTAATGAAATAAATAGATGGAAGATATGAAGTCAGACGGAGCAATTAAGACCGATGTTTACAGGTACATCAAAGCCAGCGGTTTCATGAACAATGTTAACGGCAAGCTGTCTAAAACGTTGAGACCACATAATTCTCGAGAAGAAGATGTTGTTATCTCCATCTTGGCCAATGAGGGAACGCAGCTTCAAACGGCAATTGTAAATGTAAATATATATATACAAGACAATGATGTAGATGGGCAGTTTGAAGAGAACTGTATCAGAGTAGAAGAAATCTGCAAGTTGTCTTGGAATCTATTGGAAACGTTCAGAACGAGCGAATACGCAGCTCATGCTATCGAGCAGAGGGTATATGCAACAAGCTCGGGAGAACATGTAATAAATAATCAAATCGAATACAAACTCATAAATGATTAAATTATGTCAGTAACATCATGGGGCAAATGTTCTATCTACGTTCAAAAAGTAGGTAGCAAAAAGAACGAGTGGGATAAGCTCCCAACTCCAAAAGATGGCACAACGCAGGTAACACCTACGAAAGGTGACACAATGACCCAGGTCGAGGAAGGTGGCGGAATTGTTGATCGCAAGACCAAGAAGTCAACATATGAGGCAGCATACCAGCTCTTCATCAAGAAGAACCAGTCGCAGCCGTTCAAGACCATCGATGGTATCGTAGAAGGTAACTATCGCTTGGCTATTCAGCCTGAAGATGCCGAACTTCCAGGCGTTTACATGGGTAATACCACAATCGGTGCAGAAGAGGCCTATACAACTGAGAGCGGTGCTCTTATCACGTACACTCACGCAGCTCTCATTCCTGAGGGTGACGTGGTGGCTAAGACTACCAACGCGAAGAGTGAGGACGTCTATTGCGCTTATCGTTGGCGTGTTATCACTGCTACACCTGGAACAGGTGGAAAGTATGCCTTGACTTTCAAGAAGCCGCAGGACGGCGATACCCCTCCTACTGAAATCACGGAAACCTACGCAGAGACATAGGCATATTCTAATATCCCTTCCGCCGACTGAGGGTTATCAGCCGGCAACCTACCCAAGTAGCTCAGGGGAAGAGCGAGACCAAATAGTCCGTCGCATAAAAATCCAGGGTCTTCAAAAGCTGGTTGAAAGTCGCAGGTTCGAGTCCTGCCTTGGGTGCCAACTATTTAAATTCGAGTGATATGGAAGAGTTAGGAATCATTATATCGAATACGCTCACAGATATGCCTATAGGCTTTGATACTGAGCACGCTCACGTTAATATCTACCCTACTACACTGGGCATGATGTACCTAACGTCGCAGTTGATAGATAGCTTGGAGATAGACAAAGAGTTACTTCAAGTCGATCCTTTCTTGGAAGCATTGCGAGTTGCAAACACCAAAAGGGAGACATGCTGCAGATTGATTGCATATCACTCACTCAATACAAAGAACGAAATACTAGATTCCAGATGCGTAAGCAGGCAGACGGAGCTAATCTTCAAAGAATGTTCCAACGAGGATATAGCCACTCTCCTCATTATCATCCTTAAGGCTAACTCATACCAGACAATAGCAAAAGAGACTGGAATGGAAGAAGAAGCGAAGCGTATGGCAAAAGTCAATTCAGCAAAGAAGTCAGAGAATAGCTTTATCTTCGGAGGCAAGACAATATGGGGAACACTCATAGATGCCGCTTGCGAAAGATACGGATGGACTTTCGATTACGTGGTATGGGGAATATCGTATAACAACCTGACACTCATGCTGAAAGATAAGGTTACATCCATATATCTGTCTGATGAGGAGAGGAAGAAAGCCCATATACCAGCAGCAGGGGAAGAGGTCATCGATGGCAACAACAAGGAGGCTGTCATGAAGGCAGTGAAAGAGTCAGAGGCAGAGATTTAACCGAACCCTACGCACGCACGCGAGGAGTTCCGTTTTAGAACATTCAAATTTGGTGTTTCATCGGGATTTCTTTATAACAAAGTATAAATTCAAGGAAAAATAGAACATTATGCCAAGCATAAAATTCGATACAATAGTCGAGACCTCTAAGGTAGTTTCTGGTTTTCGAGACATTCAGAACGCAGTTCATCAGACTGCCGAGAGGGTTGAGAAGGACGGAAAGTCCATTGACGACATAATCTCGAAAATACAAAACAGCATGAATATTGCCATTGGCGGTTGGAGCATTGGCAAGTTCGTCAATCAGATGATGCAGGTCCGCGGTCAGTTCCAGCAGACAGAAATGGCTTTCAAGACAATGTTGCAGTCTGAGGAGAAAGCTGATGCGCTTATGAAGCAGCTGATCCGCACAGCAGCCATTACTCCATTCGGTGTCGAGGATGTCACGGAGGGAGCCAAGCAGCTCCTTGCGTTCAACGTAGCAGCCGAGGATGTCAATAAGACGCTTATCGGATTGGGAGACGTTGCAGCAGGTATGGGTCTGAACCTTAAAGACCTCGTGATGCTTTATGGTACCACTATCGCTAAGGGCAAGATGGACACGATGGACTTGTATCAGTTCCTCAACCGAGGTATTCCTATCGCAGACGAGATTGCAAAGGTTATGGGCCTTGATGTTACCAATGCTATCAAGGAGGTCCAGAAGCAAATCAAGGCTGGCAAGGTAACCAGCGACGTTTTCATTCAGGCAATGCAGAATATGTCTGCAGAGGGTAGTAAGTTCGGTGGATTGATGGAAGCTCAGTCTAAGACCATTACCGGCCAGATAAGCAACATCGAGGATGCCATCGAGCAGATGTTCAACGAACTTGGTAAGTCTCAGGAGGGTGTCATCAATACCGGATTGGGAGTTGTTTCTACACTTGTCGAGAACTGGAAGACTGTAGGAAAAGTTCTTATGACCGTTGTTGCTGCCTATGGAGCATACAAAGCTGCTGTTTTGGCAATGATTGCAATATCAAAGGCTCAAATAGCTTGGGAAAGTGCTAAAGCATTTATTTCTTTGGCACGTTCTATAACTTCCGCAAAGGATGCGATGGCGCTGTTCAACCTTGTTGCGTCATCCAATCCTTTAGGGCTGGTCTTGGGTGTAATTGCTGCTGGTGTTACCCTATTCGGATTATTCGGCGATAGTGCTGAAGATGCAGCAACCAAGACCTCCAAGTTTACCGATAGTGCAAATGAAGCATCAAGTAAGGTCGAGTCGTTAGTCTCCATTCTGAAGACTGCAAAGGAGGGCTCCAAGGTTTATAAGGACACCATCAAGGAGCTGTCAAGCATATATAGCAACTATGGTATTACCATTGACAGGATCAAAGAAGATGAGAGTAACCTCGTTAGTGTCAAGCAGCAGGAGATTGATAAGTCTAACGAGCTTATCGAGCAAATCAAGTTGGAGGCTACAGAGCGCAACAGAGCCAATGCAATCTCTAAGGCCAACGAAGACTACAACAACCGTGTTGATAGCGCTCAGCAAGCCCTTTTGGATAAGTTGAAGGATTATGGAACCTCCAGTAGTGGTATTGCGGTAGGCATACAGAACATCGTATCTGATTCGGTTATCAAGCAGTTTGATGAGTTGACACAGAAGATGTCTGGCTTGAATGAGCACTCCAAGGAGTATCAGACGTATCTGAAACAATACAATCAGTTGGAAGCTTCTTTGATTTCAGAATCAGAAAATCTTGCTAATGCTTTTGGGTTTACAGGAGACAAGACAAGCGATGCCAGGAAGGCTTTGATAGGCTATCTCTATGAACTTCGAGCTGCAAAGAAGCTGCATACCGAGGAGGCAGATAATATCAACAAAGCTGCAGATGCTACTGAAGATTTCGGTAATAAGGCTACCTCAACCAAGAACAGGATAAACGCTTTGCAGAAGCAGCTCCAGGGTGCCGGTGAGGATGTACACGTTCTCTACAACCGTGTCAAGGAGTTCATGCAGAACTATTCCGAGAACAACATCAACTTCCACGTCAACTTCGATGCCAAGATACCATCGTGGATGCAGAATATGAATATTCCGGAACTGGGACGTTTAGGTAAGTACTTCTCTGCTTTGGCACGCGACCTTGCAAACAACAAGAAGTCTGGTGCGCTAGTCAATGGTAAATGGATGTCAACAAATGATATCGCTCAACGAGGATGGGATTATACTAATGCAGCGAACACCAAGCAGACAAAAGCTGACGAGGAGGAAAAGCAGAAGCGTCGCGAAAAGGAAGAGGCAGAAGCCAATGCCAAGAAGAACGCTGCCAAAGCCAAGAAAGCCGCCGCCGATGCCAAGAAGCAGGCAGAAGACCGGAAGAAGGCCCAGGAGGAACTGAACGAGGACTTGAAGCAGCTGCAGCAGGAAAACATCGACAATGATATATCTCAGATGCAGGAAGGCACGGAGAAGAAGCTTGCTCAAATCAAGAACGACTATGCCAAGCGCAAAGCCGAGATTGACAAGCAGGAAGCAGAGTTCAAGAAGAAGAACAAGGAAGCTGGCAAAAAAGTAACCCTTACCTCTGCTCAGTCCGATGCCCTCAATAAGGCCAGAGACCTCGCTACCCAAGAGTATAACAAGAAGCTTGATGAGGTCAATAGGGAAGCCCTCACCTCTATGCGTGACTACTTGAAGGAGTATGGTTCTCTCTATCAGCAGAAGCAAGCCATTGCCGAGGAGTACGAAGAGAAGATTGCCAAGGCTCAGACGGAAGGCGAGAAGAAGACTCTCCAGCAGGAGAAGAAAAAGGCTCTTGCCAACTTCGACTACGAAAGCATCTCTATGGGCATTGATTGGAAGGGTCTGATGAGCGGCGTAGGCAATATGAGCAAGGAAATGCTCAAACCAATGCTTGAAAAGCTAGATGCTTATACCAACACAGACAAGTTTCAGCAAGCCGATACTCAGACACAGCAGAAGATTGTTGACCTCATGCAGGAGATTCGCACTTACCTCGGAACTGATCAGAATGCAACGTGGCAGAACCTTGCTGCATCCATCAGTAGTTTCAATCAGTCTGTTGCTGAGTACCAAAAGGCTGTTGAGGAAGAGAAGAGACAGAGTGAAAACTTCAAGTCCGCAAAGGCTCTCCATGACAAGGGCAGTATCTCCGACAAGGAACTTCAGCAGGCAAAGAAAGCTACTGATGATGCAAGTCAAGCGGTAGTTGATGCCAAAAACAAAATGAATACCTTCGGCATCAAGCTCAACTCAGCTACTGAAGCCGTTACGAACTATACTTCGGGTCTCACCGCTGCGCTCAATAAGCTCGGAACGTGGAAAGGCAACGAAGGGTTCTCGGAGGTACAATCTGCGGTTGGCAACATAGATGCCTTGAAAGGTGCTCTTGATGAATCTCTCTCCACTATGGGCAACGGAGTAGCCAAGACAATGGGCGCGACCATATCGAAAGGTCTAGGAAGCACTCTCGGTTCCATCGGAGACGGAATAACCAATATGATGGGTAGCGCCCTTGGTTCAATCGTTGGAGTGGTGGCGCAGATACCGAAACTCATCCTCAATCTCGCAAGTTCCATCAAGAGCTTTGTGACTGGTATTCTCGATTCTTTCACTCAGTTACTTCAATTCGAATGGCTATCAGATTTGGTTGACAGCATACTTGGAGCGGTAGGCAATCTCATTGATGCTATCTTCGACTTGCCCGAAAATCTCTTCAAGGCTATTGAAAGCATTGTTGTTAATGGTGTTGGTGGTCTCTTAGATAACGTGTTAGGTCGTGTTGGAAACATTCTCTCCCTCGGAGCACTTTCATCGAAAGGTCCATCAGATTGGTTTACCAACTCAAATGCCGAAAAGGTTCAGAAGACCATAAATAGACTGACATCTTCTAACGAGCAATTACAGAAGTCCATCGACAAGCTGAAAGACACCATGACAGGTACGTATGGTAAGGAGTCCACCAATGCTTACAAGGAAGCAAAGCGGCAGCAGGAGACTTACAATCACAACGTCATGGAGATTGCGAAGCAACAGATGAGTTATCATAGTTCGCACCACTCATGGAGTAGTTATTGGAGTGGCTTCAACGATGAGCAGATGAAGTTGATAAGGGAAAAAGTAAAGAGCGACTTCAATGGAGATTTAACCTCCCTTACTCCAGAAGAGATGAAGAAACTGCTTTCCTATCAAGAGTTGGTTAATAAAATTAGGGATACGGGTGCTCATTATAAGGGACGTTCTGCTTACGGAGAGGCGGTTCTTGACAAACTTGAAGACTATGCGGACCTTGCAGGTAATCTTGATGAGCTTACTGAGCAATGGCGCGAGTCTATTACTCAGATTTCCTTTGACAGCATGAAGGATAACTTCATCAGTAACCTCATGGATATGAGTAAGTCTGCGCAGGATTTCTCTGATGATTTCGCAGAAATGATGCAGAAAGCTCTTCTCTCCTACTCGATGGAAGACCTCATGAATGGGAAATTGAAAAAACTCTATGAGGATTGGGCAGACGCAATAGATGCTGCAAATGGAGATTCATCGAAAATCGACATAGACGCATTCAACAAGCGCTACGATGAGATTGTCCAGGAAGGATTGAAGAGACGTGACGAGTGGGCAAAAGTGACAGGTTACACTGGTTCCTCATCCTCATCACAGACCGCAACAAGCGGAGGATGGGCATCTATGGGGCAAGATACGGCAGACGAGCTGAACGGTCGCTTCACCGCCCTGCAGATTGCAGGAGAGTCCATAGCTCAGAACATGACTACCACCATATCACAGATGGAGAGCATCGTTACACTCGGAATCTCAACCAATGGCGCAGTATTGGAGATAAGAAACATGATGATCATGACAAACAGCTACCTCGAAGACATCGTGAAGTATTCAAAGCTCACATATAATGACTTCGGAACCAAGCTGGATGACATGAACAGAAGATTAAAGGATATTTGACCTCTATAGGCTTTTCGCTTGTCAACCCTTACAACTATACCTAACAATAGCAAAAGCGGCTCACAGCGAAGCCTATGAGGCTATTTAATGATTAAATAGTTATGCTTAACGGACAACTTTATATCAATGGTAAGGATGCCTACCTTACATGGGGCATAATCTTAGATGAAACCGCCCTCAGTACGCTAATGACTCCTGCACCAAACAAGGAGTTTATCAGTAACAAGTATCGCTCAAAGGACGGCAAGTCGGTTATCAAGCACAATCCAAGACTGGATGAGAGGGAGATAACACTGGCATTCAATATGACCGCCAAAGACTCAGATACGTTTATGACGAACTATGCTGGGTTCTGCGAGGAGGTTCTTGCCAAGGGAGAGTTGGTTATCCGCACCCGATTTCAGCCTAATGTGTGGTATCGGTGCATCTATCTCTCTTGCACACAGTTTAGTCAGTTCATTCGGGAAATGGCAAAGTTCAGTCTAAAGCTCAACGAGCCAGACCCAAGTGACAGAGGTGAAACAAGTAAATATACAAGCTAATGATTCAGATTAAGAGAAACAACAAGGTATTCTTCACATTAGAGGACTTCGGCGATGGTTCTAAGCTGTCATATCAGCTTATGGACCACCACTACATCATCTTGAAGTTCACTACGGCTACTCCTATCTATTTCGAGATTGGTGACTCCGTGGAGATTCCCGACTTCGGCTACTTTGAACTTACATCGTCATACTTCCCTAAGCACAATGATAGCGATGGCTACGACTACGAAATGCAGATGGATGCCTACTATATGTCTTGGAAGAATAAGATTTGCAAGTATCGCCCTCAGCACGGAGCCAACGAGACCTCCTTCAAGCTCACCACAACGGTAGGCGTACACATGAACGTTATACTCGGCAATCTAAAGGCGCTAGGTCTTACGTACAATGGCAAGGATTTCTCCGTTGACTACACTACGTACAACAACAAGGCTTTCGATGTTCAGAAGAGATTCTTGATCGAGTACGGTTCAATCAGTATTCTTGATGCTCTCAATGCCATCTGTTCTGAAGACGCACTCAACTGCGAGTGGTGGATAGATGGTTCTATTATATACCTTGGATATTGCGAAATGGAAGGTCAGACAACATTCGAACAGGATGTTAATGTTCTGTCTATGTCCTATTCGGAATCTAAGTCAACTTATATCACGAGACTGTACGCATTCGGCTCAGACAGGAATATTCCGAAAGGATATTTCACTGGTGCCGATGCGGACGTCACCACCGATGGTGTTGCTACCGATTACCTCATGCTCCCTAACAAGGAAGTAGATAGTGATGGTTTCTACGCCAAGGATGGCTATCTGGAGAACGTGAATGTCGTGAAGAATGACAAGCAGGCTATCGAAGGTGTCGTGATGTTTGAGGACGAATATCCAAAGGTGGAAAGTGCTGTCAGCAGTATCAAGACCTATGATAGCACCGTTGATAACGAAGACGGGACGAAGACTACACAGACATTTTGGCAGGTCACTTCTACAGACTCTTTCACTAACAGCTTCAAGGAGAGTTGGATAAAGAGTAACCTCACTTTAGGCATCAAGTTCACTAGCGGTGCTCTCATGGGCATGGTGTTCGATGTTAGCTTCAAAGTCATTGACAAGGTTAACTACTTTGAGATTGTTGCTAATGACACTTACGGAAGAACTCTCCCCGATGGTGTCATGTGTCCGAAGGTTGGTGATAAGTACTTTCTGTTCAACTGGGATGCAACCAAGATTACAGATACGGACCTAATTCCTGCAGCTCAGTTGTCTCTGTTCGATAGAGCGAAGCAGTACTATCTGAAGACTATGATCAGCAACGCAAACTTCACATGCACGATGGATGGTGATAAGTTCTATAATAATGGGACATACTATTATCATCCTCTCGGTGAACAAGTAAAGCTGATTAATGATATGTTTGCGCAGGTTGATGCTAAAGGCAAGCACTACCGAAACTCTCGTATCATCGGCATGGAGATACCTTTGGATATACCTTATGACCATCCTCAATACATAGTTGGTGAAAAAGCAGCAACAAGTCGATTGGGTAAGCTGGAAGACAAGGTTGACTCTATCACGGTAAACGGCATTCAGATAAGTGGCGGCAATGGTGGTGGTGGCGTCTATGTAATAGGCATGAATGACTCAACACCTCCTACAGACAGTAATGTTCTATCAGCAAGAAAGACTACCCTTAGTTTCTTGTCTAAACTACACAACGACACTGCGCAGGGATTAATCACATTTGCGAAAGGTCTTATTGCCAAAGGTCTTGCTGATTTGATGATGGGAGCGAAGTTTGGCAACAATGCTAAGATTACGGAGTTGGGCGATGCGGTGTTTAATACCATCAAGTCTTTCGATTACGACAATGCGGCTGAACAAGGCTTTTCTGTTGAGAAGGAGAAGAACGGCAAGTATCACGCATTCTTGAACAACCTAACCATCTGGGGCAAGGCGATATTCCACGAATTAGATGTACGCAAGCTGTCTTATTCGGGAGGCAACATCTATTTATCTGGAGCTGGTAGCAAGCTTATCAAAGTTGTGCCTGTCAAGGAATCGGTATCTGCTGACGGTGTTATATCTTGGGTAGAAACAACTGCGGATGATGCAGAATGCGCTGGCTGGAAATGCTATCTCTTAGCTGACAACGGAACTACTGCCACGATGAACTACTGGCAGGAGGGCGACCAAGTGCGCTGTCAGACTATTGGCGAGATTGTGGCTGGTGGAGCATATAGTGATACAAGTAATAAGAGTTACTGGCGTACTATTCCTGATGGTGGTGTATCTACGCAAAATGAGAAGATATACGGCACTAAAACGGAGACTTATCTTGACGAAGCTGGTAAGGAGCAGACGAGAGAAGTACAGGTGGAATTGTACGATGGCCAGGCGTTTGCTTGGATTGTCGTTGGCAAGCATTCCGAAGGCTTAGACGGATATACAGAGAAGAATGCGCCTGTTGAGATAAAGGGAGACCCTGCTGAGGGCGACACAATCGTGCTGGACGGCAACAGACATCGTAATGGCAATCTTGAGTACGACAAGACGGACAGGCAGAACGTGATTATCCTTGAGACAACTGGCGACTATGCTCCTCGTATCGCTTGCTATGCTAATATCTCTGAGTACAAGCATACTATCACAAAAAGCGTAAATGGCGAGAACAAAGAAGTATCTCTGTCGGTATTCGAGACTTCACCGAAGGGTGGAACGAAAATCAATTCCTCACACTTTGAATTGATTTCGGATGACGGCAGTACTATTAATATCATCAATTATAGAGGTGACTGGGTAGAAGGAAATACCTATCATAAGAACGACCAAGTAAATCACAACAATTCCGTTTGGGTGTGTGTCGCCAATTCTGAGGAGGACGTAACAGGTGAGCCTTCTGACGGCTCGACACAATGGAAAAAAGTTCTATCTGGAAGCAAAGGCGAGAAGGGAGACAAGGGCGAGGACGGCGTGGCTTATCAGATAATGATAACGAGCGATACGGGCACGGTGATGATAAACGGCTCGGGTGAAATGACGCTCAAGGCAACGCTGCTGCGCAATGGCGAGGACATAAGCGACACCGTGAGCAACGGCTCATGGTTGTGGTGGCGACAGTCGGCTGACGCTGAAGACGATGCTGTATGGAATAAGCTGCATGAGGGGATTGGCCGGAACTGTCTTATCACACGTGACGACGTAGACAGACAAGCACAATTCGGATGTAGTGTGTGCGTATCAGATACAGAGACTATTAATAGTAACATATAATAATATAAAAACAAACAAACGATTATGGCAAAAGTATTAGCTAATGGTCAGATTACTATCGTTGACCTCAATGACGGCAAGGCCGTGCAGTGTTTCACACAATGCTCTAAGGGCGAGACTCAGATCTACACCCCCGACACGGGTGTGTACACTCCGAACTACTCGTCGAGTGAACCAAACGTGATAACAGCCCGTGTGTACGTGACGGGCAGTGCTACAGACCAGGCTCCGACCTCGGCTTGTACGGGATGGTCGTGGAAGGTGGACGGTGTGGCTGCCACTCCTGTGAGCGGCAAGTCGTATCAGCTTAACCTCGCCAGCAACATCGACAAGAACGGCAACGTGAAGAACATCGAGTGGTCGTGCAAATACACAGACCCGGAGACAAAGGCTACGACTACGTGTATCGGCTACAAGACCATTTCGCTGGCCAAGAGTGGCGGTGCGCTTCAGACGGTGCAGATTGAGACTCCCGACGGCAACACGTTCGACTCGACCAACAACAGCAAGAAGCTGCGTGCTATAGCCAAGTTCTTCCGTGGCAACGTGCAGGACACCACCATGACATCAATGACTTGGGAGGTGCTGAATATCAGTGCAGGAACATGGGACGCCGTGGCTTCGGGCAACGTGAGCACTTCTGGCGGCGTGAGCACTCTGAACGTGAGCGCCAACGACGTGCTTAACTTCCAGACTTTCCGCTGTACGGTGAAGGACGGTGCTGATACCGCCAGCGCTATCATCACGTTCTTCGATGCGAGCGACCCGTACGTGGTGGAGGTGTATTCGCTGACCGGCGACAAGATAGTGAACGGTGCGCAGTCGACGGAGCTTTACGCCCGACTCTGGAAAGACGGCAAGGTAGTGGAGGATGGTGCAGCGGTGAAGGCAGACAGCAACCATGCCTCGAACTACATCTACAAATGGACGAAGTACAATGCCAGCGGTGTAGCTACGAACTGGAACGGTACATCAAGTGCGGTGAATGTTTCGAACAAGCCTTACGTCACGGTGGCCAACGCTGACGTGGCAGTGAGAGGCACGTTTACTTGTGAGGTGTCTAAATAAGGGCACCTCACCCTTATTTTTTATTAATTAAAAAAATGAAAGAGTATGGCAGTATTATTGGCGAGGGGCCAGATAACGATAGCGGCGATAAAGGATGGTGCGCCAGGTCCGCAAGGCAAGCCTGGCAAGGATGCCGTTTCTATTATTGTCGAAGACGCTCCGCTCGTTTTTGACACAGATGACAATGGAATTGTACCTGTTAGCATATCAAAGGTTGCGAAGGTAAAGATAATGAAGGGTAACCTGAATATCTCTAATGAATGCAGCAATATTAACTCAAGGGATGATTTGTGTGTAAATTGTAAATGTGATGCAATACAGAAGGATGGATATATCGAAGTATCTGTATCAGGCAGTAATATTGCAAAGAACGATGTAATTGTTGACGGGGTAAATCAAGGACAGGTTTCTGCAACATCAGGCTATGCGGTCGCACAATTTGTTTACGCTGGTGTTGTCTATTTTGTGCAGGTTCCATTCACGGTGAACGTGTCGAAGTATATGGGTAGTGTAAAGGTTACGGCAAAGCAGTATCAGTCACAATTTAAGGCATTGGAGAACGACCTCAAAGGAAGCAATCCTACCGTTCTCAAAGCCTACACATCTACTATCAAGCAGACAGCGAAGGAGATTACTCTCAGTGTGACTCAGAGCCAGCAAGGACGGCACAACCTACTGCGAGATACGTCGCTGACAAGGAAGGGTGATATATATTATTCGGGCAGCCTCTTCCAGCCTACGATAACACAGGGCGTAAACGGCCATAATGCCATCCGCTTCTCGGTGACGGGTGACGGAAAGCCTCAGTACAATGGACTTTTTTGGGGAAATCACGTCAACGGCATCGCTGTGAAGAAGAACACCGACTACACTTTCTCAGCATGGATAAAGAGCGATACAAAGGATTTGAAGATTAAGTCAGAATTGTACAAACTGCCAGCCCTGCTCAGTATTACCAGAGGAGAGATGATTTTTGCGACAAGCGGTGATATGTCATGGCAGACGAAGGAGGAAGAGGTGAACCAGTGGAGGCAGGTGAACTACACCTTCAATACGGGCGACGCAGAGTTTATCGAGGTGAATATCTTTGTCTACAATGGCATAACCGTGGACGGAACCTTTGGTTATACTGCCTCGGGTAACGGATGGATATGTATGCCAATGCTGGAGGAAGGAAGCGAGTACACAGGCTGGACTCCTGCGGAAACGGACTACGACTATGTGGGAGGAAACCTTTTGGAGGACACGATGGCACTGACCAGATCGTCTGACAACAGCAATCTCCAACTTGCCAGCGGACTGATTATGTTTGAAAAATACGAAGGCTGCTACGGAATATTGTACAATAAAAATAACTCGGCAGAGTCTCAGTACACAGAAGCTTTGCAATATAAACTTCCAACAACAGCTACCCTTTCTGGTCAGCCGAGAATAGTAAAGAAGCAGGACTATGTATTCTCCTTCGTTGCCAAGGGCAGCGGGAACATCAACGTTTTTCTCTATGGAGACAGCGTTCATGCAAATATATATACAGAATCCTGCGAAGGAAACGAATATAGGGACGGCAGGGCTGACGGATACGCACAGCTCGCACTCACCTCGGCCTATAAGCGGTACTGGGTGCATTGGCGAATAGAGGACTATACCGGCGAGGGAGCAGAGGTGATTCCAGACAAGGTGCTGATTAGAGTTCCAGGCGATACTGAAGCTTGGGTGACAAAGCCGAAGCTGGAGGAAGGCGCGCAACTTACTGATTATACAGAACGGAAGACCGACCTCATCGACAGAGCCACAGCCAAGGCGGCGGGACTGGAGATTACGTCGAGCGGAGTAACTCTGTATGGCGAGAAAATCAAGGTGGAGAACACGTTATCTACTGGTCAGACTACGACAGCCGCTCTCTTTAAAGACGGAGCCATCAATGCGGCTCTGATACTTGCGCAGATGCTTACATCGCAAGGACACAACGGACAGATGGTAAGGATAGCCGATGGCCTTATCAATATCTACGGAAAGGCAGGAACTGCAAACATCCGCTTCGGTCTGAACAGTTCGGGACAGGCCGTGCTGTCGTACTACGACGACAACGGAAACTTTCTCTACGACCTCGGTCCTGCTGGTATTGCCTCACTCAGCAAGACCGACGCAAAGATAACTTCTGAGCAATATATCAAAGCAGAGGATGCAGGACTGACGACTCCGCTCGGAGAGAATGTAGATCTTCCGTGGGTTGACACAACGAAGTCGTGGTACACGGCAACGAAGGACAACAACTACATTCTTTTCGTTAAGGGTGCGACGGGTAAAAAGACAACCCTGTATCGTTACTCAGCACCAAGAGTGAACGGAAAGATAGTAGCCGACTCGGCCAACGGATTGAGTACCTACGACCTTGCGAGTGCAGCCGACGGAAGGACGTTTACGAGCCGCACAATGGTGAAGAATGGTGCGCTGACAAATCTTGCGGATGGCGTGTTCCTCACTGGGGATGTCACTGTCTACGACAACACAAAGCTGGTGCCTTCCATCAAGAAGGGACAGAGCGTGACAAGGCCATCCTTCTATGTACAGACAGCTTCCTTTAACGCAAAGTTCACGACACTCGGATGGTTCGGAAGAATCTATTCAATACAGACAGAAATCACTTTCGGTAATCTTGACGTAGGAATAATGAGCAATAATTACTAAACGAATATGATAACATATAAGGAACTGTATGCTACGCCTTTGGAAACGAAGGTTGCGACATGGAAAAATAATGAGGTGCGTCTTGCTGTGAACGAACGCAAGACAGAAGACGGTGAGTATCTGTATGACTGCGTGCTACTCGGCATGAATACCGATGCTGAGCCTACTGAAGAACAGCTAACAGAGGCTCTGAGAAACAAGTGCATCGAGCAGATAACGGAGTACGATAAGAGCGCAGAGGTGAATACGTTTTATCTCAACGACGAGGCTCACTGGCTCGACTTCGAGACAAGAGATAGGGTATATCAGGGCAATGAGCGACTTATGCGAATGGGGAGAACGGAAACGACCCTGTGGCTCGACGGCGAGTGTTATACCCTGCCTATTGATACAGCTCAAGACCTCATAAGTAAGATAGAAGTCTATGCTAAAGACTGCTACAATGTTACGCAGACCCATCTTGACAAGGTTGTGGAGCTACAGACGATAGACGCATTGATAGCCTATGATATTACGGCAGGTTATCCCGAAAAAATACGACTAACAATTTAATTTTATAGCTATATGAAGAAAATCGTTAAAGGCAACGACTTCACACTGAAGATTCCAGTGATGAAGATGGTGAAGGGACAAGCGAAGGCTTTCCCCTTGCCATCCTGTACGGACGTGGTTGTACAGGTATGCAATCAATTCAAGCGCATCCCTCTTGCGTTTGAGATTGATGTCAAGGAGGATAATGTTATCCTTGCGAGAGTAGAGGGTGATAAGATGAGCCTCGGTACGTATGCTATCGAGGTCAAGGGCAAGATCTTTGGCAACGACTGGCGAAGCAACGAATATCCTCAGTTTGCTATCGTGTCAAACAATGCCGATGCTGATACTGAGTTTGGAACTACCGATGAGGGCGACAACAGCGTAGAGATGGATACCGCTATGGTTATCCTGCCTCCTTCCGTGGAATTGAGTGACCTCATTGATAAGGCTAACGAGACTCTAAAAACCTCCAAGGAAACAAACGATACCCTCAATACTAACGAGGAAGCGAGAAAGGAAGCCGAGACTCTGAGGGGGACTGCCGAACAAGGACGTGTGTCTGCTGAGGAGGCAAGGGTGTCTGCTGAAGGTAGTAGGACAAAAGCCGAAGAAGGACGTGCGTCGGCAGAAGCTGAGCGTGTAAAGGCAGAGCAGGCTCGCACCGAAATCGAGATTACCCGACAGGTTAACGAGCTTACACGCAAGGACAACGAATCCAAACGAGTAGCTGCTGAGAGTGAGCGAGCAAAATCAGAAGAGGCTCGTATCGCTGCCGAGAGTAGCCGAGTGGATGCAGAAGCACAGAGAGTGGATGCAGAAACACAGAGAGTTAGTGCTGAGGGCGAGAGAGTAAAAGCTGAGACTGGTCGTGCGTCGGCAGAAGCTGAGCGAGTAAAGGCTGAAAAGAAACGTCAGTCTGATATTGATTCCGCCATCCAGGACCTCAATACTCATCGCACAGAGTTTGATGATGCAGAAGCTGCGAGGGTTAATGCTGAAAATAGTCGTGCCAAAGCAGAAGTAACTCGTAAGCAAGCAGAGGCAGACAGAGCTGCCGCAGAAGATGCAAGAGTAGAAGCAGAGCAATCTCGTGTGGACGCAGAAGATGCAAGAGTAGAAGCAGAGCAATCTCGTGTGGACGCAGAAACAAAGCGAGAGAGCGATTTTGGTGCTGCCATCCAAGCAGCAGAGACTGCAACGACAGGCGCAGAAAAGGTGGATGCTACACTCACGGAAGGAAATGTCTTTGAGGTAACAGGTAGAACTGGAGTTAAGAAAACTTTAGATATGTCTGGTTTGGTTTCTGCACAAAGTGATGTAGCACGCATACAGGAGAGCATGGGTGCATACTCTGACAGACCTGATATTACTCTTGTTGCTAAAGAAACCAATAAAGCTATTAGTGCTGATGGTGTCAAGGTAACAAAGGCAGGTTGGGCTATTGCGGAATTTACAGCAGAACTTGGTAATATTTATCTCTTCAACCCTGGAGAAACCTCAAGTGATGTTTGTGTTTTTGCTGAGTATATAGACAAGGTGGAAACACGTGCTATTGACTACGCTTACACCTATGACGAAAGTGGTAGAGTCCTTACTGCCAAGGCTACATACAATGGCAAGACATTCACTTACACTTATGATTATAGTACTGATGAAGCTGTTATCACAGACCAAGACAACAATAAAGTTTCATCTCTTCCTTCTGTCTATACCACAATAGTAGGAGCATATAATCCTATGACTATCCTTAATGCTAATGCAGAGTTACCAAAGGATGGTTATTGCCGTTTTGTTTCAAACTTCACTACTGCATCTTCTATCAAAATCGTAGTATCTTACAAGATAGATTCTGCCAATCTTTCAATGAAGGTTGTACGTGATGGAAGTACTGCTAATATGTGTTCACAGTTGGCGAAGATAAACAAGAAGGTTGACGATGTAAGTGCAAAGCTACCAAAGATGTGGGTAGAAATAAGGTCGAAAAAGAGTTTTGTAATTGTAATAGACGGAAAAGATATCCTACTGGAGCCGTATAAAAGTTACACATTTAAAGACATTAAGTCTTTCTCGTTAAAATCTACATTACCTGACGGCTCCCCGTCTCCAAGCCCACAATGTATATACCTGTGTGATTTTCATTTTAATGAGACTGTTCCTATGATTGCTCTACCTAAACCAATATACTATAAATGGGCAGACGTTCCAAGTATAAATTGGGCAAATATCGGCATAACAACACTTAATCTAAAAGGTTTTACGTTTGAAAATGTAAACGACCTTAGTAACTTCTGTTGGATTATGAAGAAGCTGAAACATATCAATATTGAGAATGTTACTTCAAGTAATGTTACAAATATGTCGAGCTTCCTATCAAATACTGCTATTACAGAGATTGATTTGAGTGGTCTTGATACAAGTAATGTTACAAATATGTCGAACTTCATGAGTTTAAGTAGTGTCAAAAAGATAAATCTTAGTGGTGTGAATACACAAAGTGTTACAACAATGAATGGTTTTTTAAAATATTGTATAATTCAATCATTGACTGTTGGTGAAGACTTTGGGCGTATGAAGGATTCTGTCGGAACACTTGATTTTTCAAACTTCATGCAATGGAAAGATAATAGTGTTAAATCTCTCCTTACTCTCTACGACCGCAAAGCAAACGGAATGGGAGTTATCACCCTCATACTCCATGCAAATACAAAGGCAGTACTTGGAGAAGACGGAATTGCTCAGTTGACTGCAAAGGGATATATAATAGCATAAGAACATGAAGATAGAAGAATTGAAACAAAAAGGTAACGTAACCGTTACGGAGGTGAAAAACGGCTGCGTGAAGGTGTCGGCAGACAAGGGATTTATACTTAAATGCGGTGACACTTATACGAGTGAGATATACTGCGACAAAGATGCAGAGTTGCAGGGTTATGAGGTGGTTGCATATAGCGACTACCTTAGAGCCGAGAACAAAAAGAAGTACGAGGGTAAGACACTCGAAGAAGCGAAGGAAATGCTATTGGCAGAGATAGGTGCTTATGACATATCCTCTGCTGTCAATGGCTTTATGCTGAATGGACTGCTGGTGTGGCTTGACAAGGCGACACGTGTGGGATTAATGAACTCCACCACTATTGCCAAAGCAGCAGGACAGCAAACGACAACTCTGTGGCTTAAAGGCATCAAACTGGTGGTGGATTGCGACAAGGCCATCCAGTTGCTCTCTGCGCTTGAGATGTACGCCCTGGAGTGTTTTAACGTTACAGCAAGCCATAAGGCAGCGGTGAGTGAGCTGAAGACTATCGGGGAGGTAGAGGCTTACGATTACAAGAAAGGCTATCCTAAGATGTTGGAGATGAGTGTGTAATATCATATTCCCGATGCCGGGAAAATGATAGTAGTAACTAATTAAAATGAAAAGATTATGTATATACTAAGTATTATTTCGTTTCTCCTCTTGGGAGGATTTCTGCTTCTTGCAGCGATGCGCTTTGGTGTTCCTGCGATGGTGAGCGATATATATTACCAGTTACAGGATTGTACGGGTAGTGAGGTAATTGGCGATAAGCACAAGCGAAACTATGGCTGGGTGTTCACGCTGGTCCTGTTTGTCAGCGCGATACTGATGCTCATCCCATTGCTCGACTCGGGTAAGGGCATTCAGTGTCTCGCCTTCATAGGTTGCGCAGGACTGATGTTTGTAGGTGCAGCACCCAACTATCTCGATGCTGATGCCTACCCTATTCACAAAGGAGGTGCGCTTATAGCTGCGGCAGGGTGTGTAGGCTGGTGTCTGTCGGTATGCTGGGTGCCAACGGCTGTAATAGCTCTTATCTATCTGCTACTCGTAAGCTGTTCGGACGATGACGAAGGATATAAGCCTGTGTGGTATATGGCAGAGGTTGCAGGGTTTCTTGACGTGTATATTACTTATTGGGTATGTGCGTTATGAAGAATGTATTAAAATTAAACAAGCGAGACTGGATTGGCCTTGCTTGTTGGCTACTTGTTAGTATATTGATAGGTCTGCTTGCCTTGCCAGTAATGGTTGGCAGAGAGATTTATCAGTACAAACACTATCATCTCTCGCGATTTGAGTGGGAAGATATTGTGAGGTATTCCGTAGTGATTGTACTCGGTAGTGTTATTAATTACTTTATTTTTTTAACAAAATGAGTAAATAGAAATAAGTATTGCCCTTGTTTTGATGCCATGTCTGAATATAAGGATATAGAATAAAAGATGTCACCTACCTGAGTTGGCAATATCACACAACCAAGTTCATTCTCTATCAAACTAAGATGGCTAATCAAACACTAATATACGAATAATTTGCTTACAGATTGTTACTTTATCAAAGCTTAACTTTAAAATTTTGCTCAAAATGAATTGATTTGAGCAAAAAATTGTAATTTTGCCACAGATTTTAATTTTATCAAGAACGTAGAACAATTAACTATAGACAAAAGGAGAAGAATTTATGACTAAAGAGGAAGAAGATGAAGTACATCGGTTAG